GCAGAACCGTCAAAGGTCTGTGCAGTACCAGAAGCACCAAGAGTAATAGACAGGTCGTGAGCAACCTCGTCAGCGGTACCAGCAGTAGCAGGCTTACCAATGGATACAGTCTGAGGAGAAGCGCTACCAGCAGTAACGGTGAAGCTACCATCTGTACCATCAGCAAATACATACTCAGTATTAGCGGGATCAGCCCAAGTACCATCACCCTTCAAGAACTTGTTGGCATCACCAGTACCAGAAGCAGCGGGGACGAGACCGTCAGTGGTATCATCGAAAACATCATAAGTTGTATCGGTGAATACGGCATCTGCAGGAACGCTAGTAGCAATTGTGAAGCCACTATCCTCAATTACCTTACCAGTAGCACCATCGAAGATAGCAATGTGACCATTAGTAGAACTGTCTGGACCAACTACTGCACCATCAATGTTGTTCTGAATAACTGCCCAAGTAGCAGCAGCAACAGGATCAGTAGTAGCAGCGTGGGTACAGATGATCATATCACCAACCTCTACTTCCTCAGAACCAAGAGTAAAGGCAGTACCGGCACGATAGGTCCAACCAGGCTGAGCGTCTGCATCAAGGTCAGAAGCACTGTCAGCAACACCCTTGAACTGCATAGCCTGAATAGCTACGATCTTATCATCAATTTCAGCGGTAACGAAAGCTGTGGTAGCAATCTGTGTGGTGCTTGTATTAACAGCAGCCGTAGGAGCTGTAGGAACACCTGTCAGAGCTGTGTTGGTCAAGAAAGCATCCTTAGAAGCAGCGGTAGCATCACCAAGGTCGAGGTTATCCAAACGATACTCGAGCTTACCAATACCAGCGTTAACGCTATCGGTCCCAGCAACAGCAGCCTTAGCAGAAGCCTTTGCATAATCAGTCAGATTAATGTCACCACCATCGATAGTGATAGCCTGAGAAGTCTGAGACTGACCATTAACAGTGATAGCATCAGCATAAGCCTTTGCAGCAGCCTCAGCAGCGGCAGCATCACCAGCAGCGTCATAAGCAGAGCTCTCAGTGTAAGCAGCGCTACCAAGACCATGAACAGCAACATCATTACCGTTCAGAGCGATAGTACCATTTGTGCTACCCTCAGCAGCAGTCAAACTAACCTGGAAACCAGAAGCGCTAGCTGTAACACTCATAACCTCGCCGGTATTATCACTAGCCTTGATAACCAGAGTATCCTCAGCCTTTGTAGCAGAATATACTACCAACTCGCCACTAACCTCTGTACCATCAGAGATCTTACCAAACTCCTTACGTGCATATACTTCAGCCAGCTTAGCAGCATCCTCGGCGCTCATGCCATAGTATACGCCATTGTGATAGAGCTGGTTAGTGCTCTGAATAAATACAATGTGGTTAGCTGTGATATCACCAGCCTGAAGGTGGGCTTCAAAAACCGCCTTAGTAGTACATTCAACAAAAAGTCTTAAATCAGCCATAATTAATTGTTGTATTTAATAATTTGAAATGATTCTGCAACTAAATTTTTAGCTGCATTGATTGTGTCCAGGCTTGAAGGGTCGCTAGGAGTCCCAGTCAAGTCTTGTTTTGCCTCATTAATCTGATAAACAACAGATCCAGGTACTTCAGGTCCACCGTCTAATCGGTTAACGGTCTCCACTACATTTTCAATCTCCTCTACAACCGATGGGTCGATAGTACGTGCATCAACTTCTTCTTTTGTGTAATAGTTTGATTCAAGATATGATTTCTTAACAAACTCTACAGAAAGTCCCTCCTCGATTGTTTCTTTAAGGAGTCCGACCGATAGACTTCTAGGTTCTGAAGTGCCATCAAAAGCCGGTACTAATGGAGAAGGATTAGCACTAATTTCAGCTTTTGTTAGAGGTGTAGCTTGAGAAATTCTTTTACTTTTTAGTGTCATAATTATCCCCATAAAATATTCGGCTGATCCTCAAGTTCTTCTAGACGTCCTAACAATTCACGGAGGATTGTAGTTAGAGTCTTTAAGTTATCAGGATCAACGACGGCATCAGTTACAGTGACAGGAAAAATTGTTTGTCCTGCCTTCTTAAGTTTATACAGTTTTGCTGCCATTTGTGTGTTGTTTAATAAAGGATTGTGGTGGGATCATCTACTTCAACAGATTGTATATAAGTTTCTAACTCTATTTCATCTGGTTGTTCTTGATCCTCGCTTTTCTCCCAAGATATTCCATTCCAAATATATTTATAGGCAGGAAAACTTGTTCCAACATATGCCCAATCTCCTTCAAGGGGATCAGGATATGCAGTTCTGAGGTCATCAAGGGTTTTAAAAATTCCCTTGGCTAGTGATTGTTCTGAATCTCCGGACTCAATTGCTTCACGAACTTTATCAAAATTATCATTCAGAACACTAGCTGCTGTACCCCAGGAATATATATGTGAAATTGATTGTAAGTTCATAAATTATAAAACAAATTTAAATGTGAGTCCTTTCACCTTAATATCACTGTCTGTTGGGCCTTTAAATTTTAACGTTGCTCTAAGAGTATCACCCTCTACTGGTAATCTATCTTCAATACGACCACTAATGACCCTCTTATAGAATGTTTTATCAATAGTCCAACTAAGCGTATTTTCAGTATAAGTTTTAGAGACTCCATCACTACTGAGAAGAGTCAAAGATACAAATGATCCTTTCTTAAAAACATAGAGATACGGGTCAGTTAAAGTTTGTTCTAAGAGTTGACCATCTTCTCCATATAAAAGGCTAGAAAGTCTAATTTGGTATTCGGTAGCACTAGAATTTAATTTAAGTTTATACTCAGTAACAGTTATCCAATTACCATTATTATAGCCTTCCAACCAACCATCTTTTATTGAATATAGATCTTCTGCGCTCTCAATAGCTATAGAGTTTGCATAAATTGAGGGATCTAAATTATCTCCCCCTGATTTCCCAGTAGAAGTCCATCCGCTTGGAGATCTATAGATATATATTGGGGCAGGCAAACTACTTCCAACATATGCCCAAGATCCCACTGCGGGTTCAGGAAATTCTGTTTTAAGAGATAAGAGACTGGGAAATAGACCTTTACATTTTTGGGTATCGTCTTCTATCTTATTAAACACATCTTCAAAGACCTTAAAATTTTGATCTATTTTTGATGTAGATTCAGACCACAGACCCCTTTTTGGTATATTATTTATTTTATCCATTCTCAGCCTTATGTTTATTATATTCTTCAATATCCTTGTCTATCTGAGAAATATTATTAAGTGCTATCATTTCAATATAATCAGATAAAATGACTTCGGGATTATAAGTTCCTCCATCAGTTATCCAGTTATCATTTAGATCAGTATAATAAACTCTTAACAAATTCTCTTCTAATACAACTGCATAATCTCCAGGAACATTATTTGGCTGAAGAGTTTTAAGCTCAGTCTCTGTAGTATAAACCCCTTTGAAAGAAACTAATTTTATTTCTCCTAATCTACTGGTAGCAACACTGAGCTTATTAAAATTATAGTTAAGGTAATTTGCAATTAATGTCCAAGTACCTTCTGATATTGTATTAAGTTTCATGTTTAGTACCAGTAATAAGTAGTGTTATAATTTTTTATTGAGCTTATCTTAGTTAGATAGCCTTCATGAAAAATCAGATGTAACTGTGTAATTCCTTCTATCTCATTTCCTGTACTAATTGTATATTGTCCTTCTAATGTCGTACATAATCCCGCACTAAAGTTTATTTCAGTGCCGTTAAAATCGATAGAAGTGGGATAAGAACCATCAATCTTATTCATTCTTCCCTCAGTAAAACCTACCTTTCCAATAGTTGAGGGTAAATATCCAGTTAATCTAGGATAAGAGCAAAGTTCTTCTCCACTTTCTCCCAGATGTTTTCCTTTAAACTTACCAACTGCATAAATATCAGTAAAGATTGATTTATAATTAAGAGTTATAATAGTTTTAGTTAGATCCTTGAGCTGTTCTGAGGTTAGATTGTCAAGGTAAGATTCATTATTTTCAATTCTGGATAATAATTCATTTGCTTTTTCGAATGAACTTCCAGACCAGATCATAACATCCTTTCCGTCACTTACAACTCCAGAAATTCCACCATATACATCTGTTACTTCATTGTTTATAATATCCCCTAACTTAATTTGATTTCTTAAGAATACGTTTGAATTTGTTAGATCAGAACCCTCTGGGTGATCTAAGAAAGATGCTCTAAGATATTCAAAACGATAAAGTTCATCAGCTAATGGGTCAGTGTCAAGAACGCTAGGAAACCAAGAAGTAGGAATAATTCCCTCTTCGAATTTAATTTCAAAAACATTACCAGGACCACCATAAAATACTACTAACTCTTTCCTTGTTACAGTAGGTTTTATTTGAGCATAACAAAATTTATAGTTAGGGGTTTGAAGAATAACTTTAACATCTAACTCATATGAACCTACTTCTACACGAACAGTTCCTTTTTGTTTCCAAGAGATAATATAGGAAGACTCTTTGTTCAGGGACATTATAGTTTCCTGAGATATAGAAGAAGTGCTAGAATCTAATCTCATTGAATGACCTGTAACTGAATCTGGATCATCTACAATATGAGCTCCTGGTACAACATTCCAGTTATCATATTTAGAATTAAAGACTACAGTACTATCACCAACGTTAGATTCATCTATAAGGTCAAGACTATCAAATTCTCCGGAAAAAGACGTATTTTTGAGAAAGTTACCTACACCAATAAGTCCCATCTGATCTCTAATCTGTTGGTCAAGATCTTCAATATCAGATTCTCCGGCAACAATTTTATCTACTCTTGCAACCGTTTTACCATCTTCATCCTTTATAGTTCCATTTGTTCCAATAGTTGCTTCCTTCAATACAGTTTCCCCGGTAGATGTTAGTTTTCCAGTTACTGTCTGATTAGTTGCATTCGAGTCAGTGGAGTTAAGGTTAGTGATAGTTCCGGTTTCTATATTAGCTGTCCCAGAAGTTAAATTAGAGATATTGCCAGTCGTAGAATTTAGGTTAGTGATTGTTCCCGACGTAGAATTCAAGTTAGTTATAGTTCCGGTTGTAGCATGTAGAGTATTAGTGGTCAAGTCCTTTTCAAAAACCTGATTCTCTTTGAAGATCCACTTAGCTGTTATATTCTCAGTAGATGCTTTTTTAGGGAATGTAGAATCAATCTTAGCTGAAGTGTATACGCTAGTATTTGAAACTGCTGCCCCACCTGTTGTCGTTACCAGGTCTCCACGTCCTATCAGTTTTATCCAATTCTCCGTCTTTGTATAATCAGAAGAAATCAAATACCAAGGACCATTATTAGCACCGTCCGAAGTTACTGTCACAATTCTACCAGCTCTTGCATGACTTACCCCAGTTGAATCTTTCCAAAATGCTTCAGTTTTAATCTGTGCAAAAGTCTGAGCAACATCTCTTCCGTCTTCAAATTCGAGACGTGTAACCCTAACTTTCAGATCGTCGACTCCTCCGTCATCTGTTCTGGTTTTAAACTTACCTGTTACTGGATCATCTGGATTACTACTTTTATACGTATACCAAACTCCCCCAACATAAACTTCAAAGCCTTCCGGAATAGGGACAGTCGAATAATTCCAAGATTTAAGAGCAGAAACCGACGATGCAATTCCTTGTCTGTCATCCAAGAAATTCTTTTGCCTTAACTGAAATTTATCAGTAATTATAATTGCCATAGTTTATTTGTTAATTATAGAATCTGTACGTAAATCCAGTAGCTACAGTCGGTAAGGAATTCCATCTCCAGACATTATATCTTACCGTCTGTCCTTCAATAGTACGGGTAAAAGTTCCAATCTTACTAAAAGAAGAGGTATAATCCAAAACACCACCACTATCGGTAACCTTTGTAATATTTCCCCAATCAACAGGAATAGCAAAAGTAGCTAGGTTATTAAGAGTTGTAGTATAGGTTGCAGAGTAATAAGTAGATTTCATAGTAAGACTCGAAGTACTAAGTGAATCAATATCAGTTAAAGTTCCAGAAGTTACTCCGAACAAGAACTTATAACCAAAATTGTAAGAAACATTCGAGGCATACTTAATTCTACCAAATTTTTCTATATCTCCTCCCTTGAAATTATAGGTGAGTGTCTTATTTGTTGCTGTCACTCCCCTTAAAGTAATACTTGAGCCTGTAATCTGATGATATCCAGACTCCGTACTTAATTTATAATAAAACTTACATTCACTAGTCACGTCAGTAGTTCCCTCACTTTCAGGCAATGGTTCTGGAGTTAATCCATATCTTAAAATTTTTGTTGCCTTAAAGTCGAACGTAATATCATGAGTAGTTCCTGAGTGCCAAATAGTCGAGGCAGGTGATGCGGTAACAGAAATAGTAACAGGAAATGTAATATTATCTAAATCTTTTAACCACACCGCATCAAAAGCTAATTCTTCATCTTGCTCTTGTTCATGTTGATCTGAGCCTCCTTTCCACTCATCTATTTCTTCTCGAGTATAAAAATTATCATCTCGTCTTAACCAAATGAGAGGAGCTTCTGGTGTATTTTCAAGATTGTGCTCAGTATAATACCAAACATGACCATCCTCTAAGTTGAAAAAGCTATAAGGACCACCAGAGATAGGATCAAATCTGCGCGTATCATCAGTAACCATGCAGAAATTCCACCTACCATCAACCTTTACTATATACAACTCACCATGAACTAGTTCTGATACATCTGGAAGTGTCTCTGTGATGGAAATAACAGGTGTAGCCGTACCATAAGATATTACCCTATAACATTCACTTCCAGTTCCATTTCTTACACCTATCGCAACCAATGTATCAATCTCAGTCTGGCTTTCGTCACGATAGTATCTGACTTGCCATTGTTGACCCACGAGATGATTCTGAAAATCCAAGAATAATATAGCATCCTTTCTTGAATTCTCTATCACTTTATCACGGGCCACTCTTATAATATCAGCCATGTAAAAATATCTTATGCGTTTAAAAACAAAGAGAATAGATTTAAGGGTTCACTAATTTTCTCAGTCAATCTTTGAAATCTATTCTCTTCTCTTTTGTGCTAGTTTATTTCTAACACATCATTAAGGATTTGAGACCCTGTGAAGCGCGTTTTATGCATTTACAGCATTACAACACGGAAAGTCTCTACCAGCTCAGATACCTGCCAGAAGATAGAAATACGATGATTCTTGTTCATATAGAAATCAATAGGCTCATCCAACTTGGCCAGATCGTACTCCTTACCATCAATGTTAACAATAGCTGCAGGATAAGCCTCCTTAAGCTGTGCAGAGGCGGTAATCTGAACCTTTACAACACCCTCAGCATATCCATACTTGTTAGCCTCAATCCTTGAATAAGTCTTCTCTGGGTCGGTCGCATCTACAATAGCAATCTCAGAGGCTTCAATACCTTCACCCGGCTCAAAAGAATACCACAAAGACTCATCATCACCAGTCCAAACACCCTTAATGCGGTAAACCTGATAAATAGGAGAGGGAATAATATCTTTTCCATACTTACCCCATGTGATATCCTCTCCGTAAATAATCTCGTCGTTCATAATTAATTTATTACTTTTGAATTTATTAATGCAGTAATTCTAGGAAGAAATACCTTAGAAGCATTCTGCACTTTTTCCAAATCTCGGTTCTCTACTTCATCAGCCCACTCAATAACAATCATACCAAGGGGCTGTTTGTAACCTGGAATACTTAGGAACATCCTCTGCTTTGTGTCATCTTGAACTTCATTGAAAAAAGCATGAACTTCGGGATAAGATACTTGAAAGGAATGATCTAAATCACCCCCACAATATGCATAATCCCCAAACTTAATCTTTTCATAAAGCCCTATAATAAGACCAGAATTAATATCTCTAAAATTCCTACTAGTTACAGGAGACATACCATAACGATTACATTGCAACATAAGATCCAAATACTTAAAAGGAATACCAACCAAATTTTCTTTAGAGTTATGATATTCAAAGTATAAGATTCTATCAGCAGAACAGTAACCTCGGAATTCTGACAGGAGAGGCAAAAGCTCCCCCATCAGTTCATCCCGTTTCATTAATTTATCATTATGTATTTCTTCCTGCAGATCGGTTACTATCTCTATCCCAGATTTCACTACTTCCTTGAAATTAAACAGACCTATAATCACTACTATCAAAATCGCATATTTTAAGAGTCCCGAAAAACCCACTGACTTATCTAGCTTAATTAGGTTTTCTGATATAATTCCAAGACATTCTAAAATTGATTTAAACATTATTACTAACTAGATGTACTAAATGTTATTGTGTAAGTTCCTCCATCTTCAAATATATTATCTCCTGTAATACTATAAGGCATACTAATACTTGAATCAGACATACTAGAACCGCTATTATAAGCAAAGACATCACAACCAACAATCTCATTCTCAAAGTATTCCGAGAGATCAACACCCTCTTCTGCAGTACAAACTACTTCATATGAAACTGTACCTCCCGCTTCGATTGTGAAATTATTTTCTTCTTCTACAGCATCTGACAGGTTCGAGGTTACTGTAATAGTTCCCTCGTTTCCATCATCTATATAAAGATTAATGAAACCGTTTATGCTTACATCACTACTTCTTTCATTAGTTAAGTTAAGAGTAATTACGATACCAATCTCTGTATCAGAAGAAACTCGTTGAATATCAGGCTCTTGTTCTATATCAATGTAGAAGGTCTTTAAAACATAATTATCTCTAGGATCCTTTACATCAATTTTAGCTTGAGCTGTCCTATAAAAAGCTGGTTTCCCTTCTTTAGATTTATTTTCTTCCGCCTCAAATGTTATATAATTAGCGTTTGGAAGAAGATCAGCAGTTATCCAAGTAGGTTCTCCAACCAAAGATAATTCCATCATACTCCTGAAAGAAGCAGGGTCATAAGAAACTTGCTTTGTCTTTCCTCTATAATCATACTTAAGACTATAATCGCTAAACTCAAGAAGATTTACATCTTGTGGTTCGTCGCTTTCATTACTCTTATTGGTAATAGAGAAATAGTAATCTTGCAAATTTCCAGTATCCAACTCAATAATAGATACTTTACAAGTAACGCTAAAAGTGACATATTCTCTTATATATTCATCTTTAAGAGTATAATTTACCTCAACATATGGAGTGTATAGATCAAAGTTTTCTTCAGTTATATAATATTTACCATCACAAAGTCTTGGATCTACTTTTGCGTCTAAATCATCTGTACTTGAATTTGGCATGAAAGTCACTCCATAAGATTCGAAAATAGTGTCGGGAGATATATTTAAGAGTTCAATTCCTCTAAAAACATCATTAAAAGATCTATCTAAATTACTATTATATCCTCCATACTCAGTTTCAGAATCCTCATTATATTCTCTTCTATAAGCAGAAAACGACAATACTCCTCGACCCTGACAGAAAGATAGTGAAGCATGAGAATTATCGTCATTTGATTTACAAGGGAGATTAGAAACCATATTATAATATCCTCGGGGTGGAGTTCCTATTTTATAAAGCCTTATTCCCTTTGGAGATTTTCTGGATAAATAATTCTCTACTTTTACTACTCCCTCGACGTCACTTGTGCTTGGTTGATTATACTTAGCACATACACAATAATAACCTTGCTTAATCTTAACCTCTCCTAATTTGATAGGTTGGCCAGGCATTGATAACCAAGCTCTAATATAAGCATCTTCATCTATAAAATGTCGACTTCCATTAGGCTTAAATCTAAACTTTACATACGATTCATCAAAAGACCTTTCAACCTCTTCCAGACTAAGATCGTCTAAGTAAACAAAATCTTCAGCCCCATCAACATATCCATTAGGAATATCTGGATCGCTGTAGGTAAAATAAACCTTATTCTCAAAAAGATCTCTACTTAGGTTATGTACAAACTTAACTTCATACTCATTAGAATCTGTTCCAACAACTACACCATTAGACCAAATATCTATTTCATCGTCCAAGAACATTATCTTATAGCTATCTTTTTCAGTCACTTCTGTTAGAGATCTTTGATAGAATCTGACATACAAATTTAGAGGGTAATATTCATGTGGCTGTGTTACTTGAAGAACATATGATTTTTGTGCATAATCATTTCTAGTTCTAGGTGGTAAAACTATTTGTAAGTTACCTCCATCATCCAAGTTACCATCTACCCAAGAGAATTTAAGAGGTTGATTCTCTCCAATAAACTTATACTCGAAAGGAACAGTTAAAGCTTCTGCACTCTCTATACCATTGTCAGCATAGAAGATTCCAGCATGAATCGTAATAGATCCTCCCTCTGGTGGTATTTCTATTGAAGCAACATCAGTGGTATTGCTTAAGTAATCTTCTTCAGTTATATTACCAAAACCAATTTTCTTTTCAATAGCTTCCCCAGCAGAATTTTTTCCTTCTACATAAAATCCATAATTACAACCATACTTTGTATAATTAAAATAGAATGGCATAGTTCCACTTTGTCCGTCTTCCTTAATATAATCCACTTGAATTCCTAACTCATAATAAACATTCTGAATTAACCACATTGGAAAAATATTGTCAACCGGATACCAATGAAGATAACCTGAATCCGTTTTCCTAACTCTTTCTAAACTATCTACTCGAATAAGGAAATATTTTGGATCGAACTCAGAGGTAACAGTAACAACGTCTTCTCCCATTCCATGTCTTGGTTCGTTTGTAACTCTAAGATTAGTTATTGTATAATCACTTCCAATCTCAGGAATGATATAATTAGTTGTAGCTTCAATACCTAGATCAGAAATCCCAGAATAAATATCAAAAACGTCTCGATCTGTACCAAGTTGGAAAATCATAACAGAAAGATATTGTTTCTTATTTGAAGTTATATATCTTTGAATATAATTTCCGTCAATCCCCTCAGCATCTACAATATTATTATCAACTTCAATAACGTCGCTTAGAGAATCGTCAGTTATTTCTGTAATAGCTTTATAATCAAGACTTCCTAAAAAGATATTTCCTCTATTATTCTTCACATTACAACTAACCTGAACTGGAATCGCATATTCTATCTGAGATCTTTCATCAATTCCTATACTTTGCTGAGAGGATATTTTTATATTGGCCTCTAATTCATCTCTCTTTATTTTGAATTCAGTTTCCTCAGGATATTCAGTAATAAAAGTTCGATTATTTATACTATATCTTGATACTATATAAATTGTTTTTCCAGCTTCACCATCAGCATCAAGTACCATATCAAATCTACTCTCTGCCACTCCCTCTGTTACTGTTGGATCGGTAAGACTAGAAAATCCATTTAAGTTATCCGTACACCACAAGAAATGCTCCTTTCCTTTCATATAGAGAAGGTATTCAACATAAGAGGTTCCACCTGATAATGTTGTCTCAGAATCAGAATAATCTTGTGATAACTCTCTAATATATCCAAAACTTTTCATCGGATATTTAGAATAACTTAGAGTCTTTGAATTAGGTACAGAGATTGGAACTTGACTGACATGATAACCATAATAACTACTATAAAATATTGGATTTGTTTCTCCAGTATATCTATTAATTCCACTAACCTCAATCTTAGGTGTTGTTGTGGAAGTATATAAGAAGTTTTTATTTGAATCCGCTATAGTTCCATTTTCAAATACCCTGATAAGATTTGGTTTTTCAACGGCCGAACCTCCAGGATATTCTAGGAGATAATCATGTACTTTCTCAGGACCTACTACATTTAAGGTGATCTTTCTAAGAAGACTACCACTTCTAACCTCTATATAAGACTCCTCCATCTCCTTATCCCCATCTAATTCAATAAGGGCAAAGGTAAAGCTAGTAGTATTGTTATAACCACTAAATACTTCTCGTCTACTAGGAAGATCATAACCAGACATGTGATCAAAACTATTCTCAGGATAAATCTTAAGATATCCATAAGTTTGAATCACATATTTGAAGTTTGAAACTATATTAATCCAGAAAGTACTAATTGAACTTATATCTTTCACATAATCCTCATCCTTCAAGTCATTTCCTTCTCCTACCTGAATATAAATGTTGTCAAGTACTCGATCAACTTCTACATTAGTTGTATTATTATCAATCAAGTTTCTCCAAGTTCCAGGATAAACAGGAGATTCAGTTATGACAAGAGTTCCAAGACTACCAACTAAGTCAGAACGATTTATATTTATTACTCTTCCAAAAATCGATCTCTCTTCTCCAGTTCCAAGATCTAACAGTGTAGTTCCAGAAGCCACTAAATATTCTGGTCCAATATTTGTTACATTAAAACTCTGATCTGTTATATAAAATTGATTAGTTCCAAGAAGATCATAGTAATACCAATTAAGTGCAGTTTCTTCATCTCCACCATTCTTAACTACAATAAAATTCTTTGTTATTGTATTAAGGAGAGTAACATTAGAATCAACCTTAGTAAATTTTCCGGGTATTATAGTTTCTTCCCAGACCGTTATTGGATTATCTATGTGTCTAAGTTGAATCAGATATAGTGAAATTGAAGGCACACTCTCTCCCTGGAATTTGAAAGTCACTAAGTATGGATCTTCAGTATCTGGTTTTTTTGGTCTCCATGTATCTCCAGTATTCTCACTTAATGTTCTCAACCTTACTCTATAAACCGACCACCAATCTCCATCTATAATACGTTTAGAATATTGTACCACATTTATTGTAAAGATTGATTGACCAACAGGATCTTGAGTTATTACTGGGAGAGTTGTTGCAGAAGCTCTTGAGTCATTTGTCATGATCTCAATGTCTCTCTCACTTCCAGTTGTGCTTCCTAACAAGAAAATTCCATGTTCACCCTCTACTGAATCAACATTTATATAGTCGGGAGAATTTATAATCTTCCATATAATTCCAGTTTGCTCTATTCTTATTTTATAGTCAGCATAGAGAGGAGAAGTAGTAATTATATTTCTGTCAACTTCAATATTATTATCTATCGACACCTGAAAAACTGTATAACGAGAAGATACACCAAGACCAGCATTTTTACTAACCCTGACTTGTTTTTCTAATTCCTCTACAGTATAAGAAAGATTACCGTTTTCTATTGGCTTTATCACTATACCAGGAATACTATCTATATGGTCAGTTCCTCTTCCTATCTCTTTAATTTCTCCAAGGTATTTTTCATATTCAATATAGTCACAAACACCATTAATTCCAATAACACAATCGATATTATTTAATCTTGCTACATAAGTTTTATCTGGATTTGGACTATACTCACTTACTGTCTCTTCCAGGTACATTATAGTCTCTATCTTAGTTACTCTACTAGGACCTGTTGCACGAATACCATTTAAGTGAAGGTAAGGGAGATCTGAAAACCTAATCTCAACTACTCCATCTTCCCCTATGGTTCCACTAAATGAAGTAAAGTCTCCGCTAGATGAACTCTTATTGAATAAAACTTCAACCTTAGATCCTTCAGTACCAGTAATCTTAATACCAACGAGACTCGAAGTATAGTTAATGAATTGAAAGCAGTCAGTATTTCCAAAGATGACATTTCCAGGATCTACATATTCTCCAATCCGGTCTATACATTCAGGAGTTTTTTCAAGATTAACTTTTGCATCAATCATAGGACTATCCCAAACAAGAAAGGAAGAATTTGAAATCTCATCGTAAACATCATGCTTAACAACTACCGATTTTTTTATTACATCAACCTCCCAATTTCCTTGCTCAATCGTTATTCCTTGATATGATTTAAATTGTATTGGTCTTTCTTCAAGAACTCCAGATTTAGTGTCCAAGAGTTCAATATCGTAGGAATGATTATCTTGAATTCCACGATCTACTATATATTTTCCAAGTGTCTCTTTCCAAACTAAAGAATTACTAGACACCTGAATATCTTTGTATAGGCTATTTCCAAAATCAGTTCCAATACTCTCTAAGAATTTTGTATCTTCAGTTGATCCGGGACTTTCTATGAGGGCTTTAGGTTCAAGTCGGAGATCAAACTCGAAAATGGTTCTCTCGGGATTCATAACAATATTTCCTCCCCCCATAATAGTAAATCCGATCTTTTCCCCACAATAAAAGTCTAGTCTTCCACATTCTCCCGAAATACCCTCAACACATACTTGCGCTATTCTACCATGGCAGACGACCTGAAAACTAGTATGAAGTTCTCCCTGATCAACAGTAAATCCATCTATCACGATTTTATTATCTATTCTCTCTAAGCCATCGAGAAAATATTGACTAAATAATACATACATATTATAGGTAATTTAACTTTAAACCACTCTTATAAAATATCAACCCACCATAAGATCCTATTAAGTCCGGGATTTTATTACCAGGGGGATACGTATTTCTTCTATATTTCCTTAAGGCAGATCCACTTAATTCTTCATACTCATAAACAATAGGAACAAGCCCATTATCGCCATAGTATTCTTCAAAGTGTGTATCATCTTCTGCCGTATCTAAGAAACAGAACTTAAATTGATCATTCCACCAATCAAGACGACCATTGAGAAGAATTACTCTAGCTCTTTCCGTTATAAGTTCTCTTCCAAAAGTATTATAGATAGAATAATATCCTTTATGACCACTCTCCAGATCTTCTTCCTCTTTTAGAATCATAGTTTGGTCTCCTACAAAAATTGCCCTCTCTAAGTCCTCCTCTGTTAAGATAATGGAAGATGTAGAAGAAACTGCTGTATATATAGACATTCCACCATAATCCCTTTCTAAAACAAACCAAGGACCTATCTTAGAATGAATAACAATGGAACTAGACTTCAAGTAATTATTCAAGTCGAGGTATATATTATTAATTTCAGGAATATACTTGAATGCAGTAGAACTCGTATAGAAAGTTGGAAGATCATAAACCTGACAATGTTTATCTAAGTAATCAACAAACATAGTCTTCTTTTTCTTCTCTATAATTTCCAGAGTCTCTAAATCTCTTAAATTTCCCTCTGTATCATAAAAATATCTTCCTTCTATACGTTTTATTTCTATACCTTTTGTCGTTCCTGTTATATAATCCCACCAAGTTTCACCCGTAGCTTTTATTATAGATTGAATTTTATAAGACGTACCTCTCCAAGATGATAATACAACGTCCCCCTTGTAGAAACAGATATTAAATCCAGACATTATACTATCAATCGTAATATTTTTTCTTATCCAAAGTTTCCAACCCCCAGACTTTGTCATTACTCCAGAGGTTCTCATAATCATACTGTAGACATCACTTTCTGTTCTCCCTACATTAGAAGTGAAGAGATTCCTATAGTTTTTTCCAGTGATATCCTTAATTGTTGCATATTCATAAGGTTCCTTCCCTTGATACTTCCTGTTGAGATTATTTCCTACAAGTTTATTCTCAATTTCAATCTCAAGTTCTCCTTTATAAATTCTAGATATTGAGACAGTAATTCCTAAAGTAAGACCAACACCTTGAACATTTACATACTCTGTATATCCCAAAGGTTTATTAGATACATTACTTATATAGACAATCACATTAAATCCCTCTTCTAAATATTTTTTATATTCAAAGGGTACAGCAACCTTTTCTCCCTCAGACTCTGTCCAAGCTCTATCCCTGTAAATTCTAACATACTTATCTGAAGTTCTTACCAAATTCTTAAGGTAAAAACTCTCTAGATTGTATAATGAAAGGAGCTCTGTAAAGTTAGCACTATTATACAGAATAATCTCAAGACACTCAGAAATTTGGAGAACAGATCCAGAGAAATAATTATTATATACTTTATTCATTTACAAAACTCCAATAGTTAAAGTACAATCAGTAAATACTACCTCATCAACGTCCACAGATAACGGATAAATTTTCAGTACATAATCCATATATTCTAGTTGTACCGATTCAAAAGTTATTATGGTATTTTTAGAGATAATATTTTCTTCGTATTGAAAAGCCTTAATAGTTTGCTCTCCACTATATATCTCTCCTCCAATACTATACATGAAAGAGATATCAAGTTTACCAGAGATCGTATTACTACCCTTCTTCGATCCTAATACCCAGTCTTCAAGATTTATAGTATCTGTATAAGTTGACCCAGAGATTAAAGATACTACAATAGGATTACCAGATAGATCAACCGAATAATCTCCAACATCCGATTTCACTTCCTTGGCAACCTCAAATTCTTTATAGTAACCAAAAATACTATTAACCCTAGTATCTATATCTTCTACAATCTCTTCATACTTCTCTAGATCATTAAACCAAGAATCACAGGCTTTCATACACCTGACATCTTTCTGCTTAATCACTGAATCTTCATTAAACCCATCCACTTCCATCCTAACTAAGTCGGAAATAGGAAGAGTAGGAATAAAATCATTGTCAGAATTGAAGAGATTATCATTTGAAGTTACTCCAGGAAACAGATAGTATAAGGTAGGATTATAAGTACTAATAATATACTTAGTACCCTTAAACATATGCCTATCTAGAATATTCTTAAGCTCAGAACATGTCAACAGGTTTACCCTATCAGAACCTCCTTTGTCTAAAACATGATGAGTCTGGTTAGAGTCATATGTCAAAACAGGATTACTTTCTCCGCCTTCTATATATAGTACATTATCTTGAGAGGGATTTTCTGTTGTTATTAGCTTCAACTTATTCATATTTCTTCTCGTCTATAGATACTTATAAACTTAGTAACATTATCGGGATCCACCAGTTCAATAGTTCCGGTTCCGCCACTAAAGGAGAGCTTAATTTTCCCCGATAGTTTAAGAGGATTTATATTATAGGTAGACATCCCAGACTTAAGTCGAACAGTCATAGATTCTGTATAAGTTCCATTCAGTACAAAACCTTCCAAACAGATAGTATAAACCCCTTGTTCAAGTCCGCTCACTATCTTAGTTTCTTCTCCACCAATATATGCCTCTCTAAACCGGAAAGATCCACGAAGAGCTGCCCTTTCTGCTGCAATCTGATCTTGTATTCTATTATAATATTTAGTCAAAGCATCAAGTTTAGATTGAATTGCTGAAGAATAACTAAAAACATTCCTCCAGCTTGATATTGTATTACCATCTACCGGAAATTCACCCTCTCTCCAACTCATAAACCGATATACAGAAACTCCCGATAAAGGACTCATTAGCTCTTGAATTCGAATAAACAAGTTAGAATCCTGTTTGTAAGTATATTGAGAAAGCATAAGTTGGTAATCAATAGGCTCCCCACTTTCTGGATCCGTTTTATCAAGGAATCCAAATAACGTAGAAAAAGATACACCATTAATTTCTCCTCCTACAATCTGGCCTAATCTCCAATCTATTTTTACCATTCCACGATTCAAGGTCTCAGTTAACATTAAGTTATCTATTGGCCGGTCTGTAATATTGGATAGTTTTAATGTTGTATCTCCATTTTGATCTATCCAGTCTGTTACTACTCCCTCCATATTCAACCCAAACTGATAACCCTGTAGAATTCCCATTATAGCCTGACTCGAAATATACTTATCCTCTCCTCCATCCTTAACCCATTGAAAATATTCTGAAGCTGACATAATCTTCGACCCAGGATAAGGATGATAATATTCATAGGATGTATCTTCGGCAGGATCAACACCAGAGATAATATTAGCATCACAAACATAAATACAATCTCCTGACACTACTAAATCACCTTTGGTAAATTCTATATTCTCAGAGTCACTGTTGTATATGTAGAGACCCTGAATACGATTATTATTAATTATCATTTTAATCTTTAATCCACATTCTAGAATAATAGGGATGATTACCAATGTTTCCAGACTCTATCGACCTAAACACTACCTCCCCTACTTTTGCCGTATCTCCTATTGAATACCTCCGAGCTCTATTCCAGTCCTCACCTTCCTCTTCACACATCATATCATAAATTGGCCGATGTTCTAATCTTTCAGTTCCTATCAAGCTTCCAGAAATACTAGAATAAAGGAACCCATCTCTCTCTGTATAACCTTCATAGTTCTCAGTCAATTCAGTATTACGAAGAACATAATCTGACATCCTTCTCACTGGATTTCTATCTCCCTTAAAAGCCTCATAACTTAAATTGACTTTTCTTGGAGATTCTGAATTATAAGAGGTTACAATCCAGAGAACTTTAGAATCTCGTATCTCATCCCCTTCAAACTCAATCACAATGGCCAATTCTTCATGACTATCGAAAGCTGTAATCTTGTCTATACTCTCAGGAATCAGAAGACATATAATCTCATCTCCCCCTATCTTTGTAAGGGAACTGTAATATTCAATCCCACTATCATCAGTCCCAGAATCATTAACTAAGGAAGGAAATAATGTCGATAAATATTTTTCTATGCTCGCCGCTCCCCCATCATCAATCTTATCCTTATCCCCAGAAACTAATTCATTCAAAAGATTAGGACACCCAAACTCTAACTTCCCTTGTGAGTATCTGAAATCTGTCTCAATGAAATCTTGGTCACTAAGTTCAGAAGATCTAGCCCTGATGAGATCCTTTACCTTAGTTTCCCCATCCCAAAGACTAAACCTAAAGAGATCTGGAAATTCTTGGTTTATTATTTCAGTTCTCATAATTTATATACTTTATATGTTTTCACTCCAACTCCCATATACAAATCCTTAGTCTCAGTAACCTCTAACCCTAAGTCAACCTTGTAAGAGAGACTTTCATAGTAGAGAAGAGCATTCAAGAAATCAAGAAGATATGTATTGAAGAGAGAAACATCATACCACTCAGTCTTATTGGCAATCGAAAAACTAATTGACTTAACAGTATATATCGGATTGCCTATAAACCTAATTCCTAAATACCTCGAAATATAATCAAAAACACGCCTAGTTCCTATCACACTGTAGAAGAGCCTAGTAACATACTCTAAGATCGCCATATACTCTTCATCAGTTTGCCCTTCACCCTGACTAATACAAAAACTGACAAACCGAAGAACAGGATCAATCTTCATGTAATTCTGGTAATCCGTGAAACTTGTGGTGGGATCTTGGTAACTCTTCTCATACTCCTCCACCAATCTTCCAAGGTCACGAAATATACCAAGCTTTTTTAAGTGTTGGGGTATATATATTCTCATACGTTAATCTTTAGAATTAACTTATCACAGCCGAATCTTCACAGTCGGTTCTTTTACACTTTAACCGTTACAATAAATTATAACTTATATTGCTCAGGAGTGTCTACGACCTGGCAATGTTCACTCCTAAAGTGTATTATATTCCGACTGTCTGTATCCGGCTGTTTATTATATAGGAAATCTCAAAATAGGATGAATCAAGCTCGGAATATAACCTCTCTACCTCTTCATCATCTAAGTTTTTCCCACTCTCAGACATGTAAGTAATCGAAAAACCTGAAATCTGCTTAACATTAGATATCTTGTTAATCAATCCCTTAATCTCATCCTTCCTACCCTCAAGATCCATACCAAAAGAATATTGATAAACAGATAAAAGTTGGGTAAGTTCAGAATCAATACTATCACTGTAATATAACTCCAGATCAAGATTAAAAATAGCCGTATACTTTGATCCAGGTAATATATTCAAGTTCTTCGTCACATAATAAGCTCCCCTACTCTCCCGAAAAGAATCAATTTCTTCATCAGTTAGGAGTTTAGTTGAGTCTTGAGGTACATAATAAATCCGTAAACCTGAACCCGAAGAACCAGTGAAAAATTGATAACTCGTTCCCCCAGGCTTAATACTCTTTGGATACGCCTCCTCAAGAATCGTTCCAATATCACTATTTGTCCTTATAATCGAATTCACATATCTATCTCGATTAGCCTTGTAGTGAATAGTAGAAACCGTATCCCTCGAACTTTCTGGAACAAGGATTAAACCAGACGCAACCTCACTGAAACCCTGAAATGAAGAACCAAACGAAACAGGAATAGTACCCTTTATCACCATCTTCTTTAACTCCGCCTGATTATACCCAGAGAGAAGACTGTAAACATACCATAACGCATCAACCTGAACATTAGCCTGAACCTCTACCGAATCCCTCTTGTATGAACCACTCCTTAATATATCTGCCACATAAAGACGAGAACCAAAAGAAGGAAGAGTCATGTCATAAACCGCAGCTTCCGTGATATGCTGACTGAAATTCCTCGTTATCGGCCACTCACTCCCCTGTATCTTAACCCAACAATCCTGACTCAAATCCTCCGCTAAGTTCTCTACATAATACATATTGCTCTCATCCGTACTCCAACTTCCACTACTCGTCTCCTTAGCTAACAAACCTATCACAGTGTAAATATCTTCCCCATTTAAACTCGGCGGAATAACTTTAGGACCATATACAAAACCATCCATTAAAGCTATACTCTCCGTTCCAGGCTGATTCTCTCCCTCTCCTAAAAAACCAAGATAATAAACCTTAAAACCATTCCCAACAACTAACTCATCGAAAGGCTTAAGATCAAAATACTTGGTGGGAGAAAACCTGAAGATAACACGAGGACAAGAACCACGGAATACACTGTACATATCATTCATACAGTGCTGAATCTTAGAGTTAAGCAATGTGGCCTTCTCGAGAGACGCTTCCTGCATATAAACCACATGCTCAACCTCACTTATGTACGTAGATTCTGCCAATAACTGAATAAGCAACTCAGCACTGTCACCGTAAATATCTAATCCTGTAGCTATCTTACGGTAAATGTTAATATAATCTTGTTTACTGTTCATTCCACAAATTAACCATTATTTCATCACTCCTCACTCTACCGCAAGAAACTACTACCTTAACCGTGCTCTCATCTATCAAAGAACACTCCTCTAAACTGAAAGCAAGATTCCCCTTAAAACGAACCTGAAACTTGCTCACTAAATTTGCTATCCTAGACTCTACCTCACTCGCTAAATCTGCCTTGAATGTACCCCTAAGGTTAAAATCAAAGCCAATCCCACTCGCTCCCGGTATGTCTCCTGGATAAACACTCAGGTATAACCTAAATAGGTCGATCACATAATATTCCACCTGAGTTGTGACCGTATTATCACTCAATAAATATTTCATATCATTAAATTTGGTTAAAACATACCGAAAGTTCCTATAAAAGAATTGCTATAGGAACGACGAATCCCGAAACTATCAGGAAAGAAGAGAATAGCAACTTTTATAATATGTCATTAAAACATATAGTCACTATTCTCTTTTATATTTGTTATTCTAGTTGATATCCTTCTGGAAGCTCTAACCTTTCAAGGATATCAATTTCTCTGTTCATTATATCATCCTCAAAATCCTCCCAATTATCTGAATAAGATATGTCATATACCTTTATTTTAAAATAACTACGAAGAAATAATTCTGGTTTAACAAAAGTATCCATATTTAATTTATGGCGGCGATTGCTAATATCTAATATCTTGAGTTTTGATAATGCAGCACTGTAAGTCTTTCCCACTTGAAACTCTTTATAAATATCAGAAAATATTACTCTGCTAATCTCATTATCCCTCATTTTTCCATCTTCCGGGGATTTATACATATTATCTAGATAAGATAATCTCCTTTTAATAGCTTCAGTTCGTTTTAAAAGTTTTAAGCTACTAGGATCTATCTCAATAATTTCGTAATATTTCTCTATTAGACTTATATCAAAAGGGTGGTTATATATTCCAAATCTATTAAAAACCTTATTTAATTTCTTTTTAATATCTTCCTTTTGATATATATTTCCTACTTCAAATTCAGAGAAAATCCTTTTCGTTATATTGTTTTTATTTTCAATAATAAGTATTTCTCTTACTATATCCGTAATATTATAATTAAGTTCGGAACATCTATCTAAACCTAATATATTACCAAATTTATTAAACCAACTAGAAGTTTGTCTAGATATAAATTTTTTATCTTCTATAGAAAAATCAGATTCGCATAAATTCTGGAGTCTCTTTGATATATCAATATCAGAGTTTTGCATTTTAGTTATAAACTCTGATAATTCCGGGGTTATTTTAGACTTTGTATTATTATAAGCAGAAACTATACGATCAGCCTCCTTCCAAGGATAGCCACAATGTTCCAACCAATTAATAACATAATTAGAATTAAACTCATAATAAATTCTATGATTACCATCCTCTATATTATTCTTAGCCTCTGCTAAATATGGCCAAATGGATTTTTTGAAGAGACTAATACTTGATACTCTCTTTATTGTATCACAATCCTCTGAGCACCACTTATTTAATTCTCGATTTAATAATTCATAATTAGAATATATTTCAAAAAATTCTATAATTTCTCCAGTATAATAAAACCATTCATTTGTTCCTGGATATTTAAATTCTTTAAAGTATAAATGAAGCAATCTTTCTTCCATTGTAGATCCCTCTGGAATTTTATACAAGACTCTACATGTCGGATTTGTGGTTTTATAGTCTTCAAATCTACCATCCCCTCTATTGTCATTTGTATAACCAATTTTAAGTATTGTCTCATATTCAGAAACACTGCCTTCTTTCAAAGCTGCACTAACTATTACGTATATCATATATTTAAATAAATTTAATATTATTTCTTTAATCCTAAAATCTCTAGACCATTTTCTTTTGTTTTATCTGGATAATATATTTGAATGGCCTTTACTTCGAAATATCCTCTAAGATCCGAAGCTTTTGCGGTCTGTTTAATTTCGCAAGCTTCATATATTTTCTTCAACATTTCCTTAGCCTGAGCATTGGAATACCTCGAATTTACTTTGAAGGCTCCATAAATAAGACTAATCAATTTCTCCTGATCTGCAGAAAGAGTCTTTATCTCATTCCTGATATAAGTTGTGTTATACCCAAGTTCTGCGCATCTCTTAGGTCCTACCATATTATAATATTGGTCAAATTTCTCTGATACTTGATGAGCTATTATTGATTTATCATCCTCAGTAAAATCTTCATTCTCACAAAGATCTTTAAGTCTCTCTGAAAGTTGACCGTTCTTAGGATCTCTTAAGTAATCAATATACTTTTCAAGTTTAGCAAGATTGAACTTACCGCTTTTTATTACATTAACATCCACAAATCTATCCTTATAATCTACTTGTTGAATATCGTAGGCACGTCTCTCTGATATCTTAACCAACACATTAAATACTGGGGTAAGAACACCATTTACTGTATTCACCGAAAGATAATCATCCTTGTACTTTGAGAATATAATATCCTTTTTGTACTTTTTAATCAATGCTTCTCTCTCAGAAACACTTTTAGCATTTTCTACAGCATTTAACAAACTTATAGTCTCTTTCTCTTTCTCAGATATTCTTTTATTGAACACATCTTTATCAACATCCTTACCCGCACCAAGAGTCTTGAAGAAGAACTCTGCATGATTTTTCCACGGGTTTTCAATTAGTCTCTGTCTACCCAATATCTGTGGTAAATCTAGACTAATATCAACTGCCAATGAATCTATATTAGCATCTGAAAAGATAAAGGTACGTGCATTTGTTGAATAAAAGTCAGCACCAAGATATACTGTTCTAGTACAAAAGGTAAACATCTTATGCGGTTCGCCTCTTAATGGAACATACCCTATTCTACTATCTTTCTCATCAAGAGAATACATATATTTTTCACCAATGCTTTTCCTTAACTTTGTCCTATTTTGTGGATTATCAGAACAAAGAATATTAACCTCCTCCGGCTTTAATCCAGTCTTCTTAATTACCTTGAATATATCTCCCACCGAATTAAGATAGAATACAGCCTCTTGAGATCTTACCACCTCATTATTGATATTCCTTAAAGAGGCAAATTCTCCCTTCCTGTATTTATCAATAATAGATTTTATTTCTCCTATGATAGATTTTGTTTTTCTTATCTTCAATTCAGGTTTCATAACTCTGGAAGGTTCATACTTTTCCCAATTGAGTTCATAGTAATCCATTCCTCTAAAGTATGGAATCATTGAAAGATAGTCATCGATCATAGGGGTAGCGCTAACAAAACATATATTATTATATAATGTTTGTAACTGATTAAAAAAGTCATATTCTGTAGTAGCTTTAAATCTAGAATCAATAAAGATACTCTGGAATTCATCCACTACTATCTTAAACTTATGTAATGCTTCTCTATTTTCTAGAAACTCTCTGACATGCTTGAAAGAATCGTAAGTAACAATGATTTTACATGGCTTTCCTTCATTTTGCCATTTTCTATCAATATACTCATTTAATTCAGACTCCATCCAATGTTTAGCAGTAAGAGTGTCTTTATCCCTTGCTTTTTGTTCTTCTTCAGATTGTTCTTTTTCCTCTCCATCAACATTAGGATCAAATTCTAATGTATTTTTTACATAATGAACATCATCCGGGTGTTGTTGAAGTTTATTATCAAGCAACATCTTTCTTGGAGAGGTTAGGATAATATCATCATCATTAGTTAAACAATACTCTGTAAATCCACAACCAGGTATTTGTTTATCAATAATGTAGGGTCTATTCCCAAAATTATCAAGATTAAATTCCTGCCAGTCACTAATATATCTAATATTCTCTGGTACAGGAATCATCTTTTTTCCATTCTCTAATTCAATAATTTCCATAACTAATCATAAGTTAAATTCATTTCCAATATTCGTCCTGACTTCATAAACTACGTCAGGCCAAAGGAACCCCTCTCCACTTCATTGCGAGGATGTTCCTACTTTCATGTATTAGGTTTTAAAGGCTTGAAAAGCGCAAAATACCTAATTTCATTTTAAGATTTTCGGAAATCACTATATATACACAAAAAATTAGTTATGGAAGAAGTGATCCGAACGAAGTGAGAGATCATTGAAACTAAGATCAAACAACGTTCGCAAAGCTCACTTAATTGTTATAGGGAATCTTTCAATGCTAGGAAGAGTCGTTCGAAACTTTGTGTAGAACGATCTCGCTCTTCTAAAAGAGCGAGGGTCCCTTAGGCGTCAATTTATTAGTACTAAATAACTAATTTTCAAAGTCCTCAATTTGGGAAAATCGATTTTTACGGATATCTTAAATAGAAATTATGAAATCATTAAAACCATAATTCTCCCACTAATATAAGGCGTTTTGACATTTTTTCGTCATTTTTCTGGGTCTTTCTTATATTTTCAACCAAGAATAGTTTGTTTTTATGGAGTTTGAACGTTAGAAACAGTAAAAGCTCCTGTATATGCACCAACTTGACCAGGAAATACAGGAACAAAATCTATTCTCATATCGTCCATAAATCCCTTTGCCATTCTATCTAAACATGGACTTTGAGGATTATTTTCATTTCCCTTTACTGCCGCCAATAAATCTGATCTATCCCATGTCTTAGGGCTAACCAATTTAAAGCAAGGAATAGGAGAGAATGGTATGAAGGCTCCAGGTAATAATCCACAGTCTGAAGTTATTTTAGAGTAAACCTGCATTATCCAAGCTTTCCATTGTGCATATCCATCTCCTCCTTTCGGGTCTTGACAGCTAGTGGTTTCTCCTCCTAGTGACCCTGGATTTACATTTATAGTTAGTGGTGTGGTTAGGGGTGTTCCAGAAGGATTTACTCCAGAGAATGTACCAACAAAAGTTACGTTTCCTTGTATGTAAGTAGCTAGTGCGGACATAAATTGATGATGAGTGGAGGTTGTTTCTGTTTGTCCTCTTAGTCCGCTTTCCCACAGTCCTCCTAATATTGTTGCAGCCATATTATCAAGTCCCAGAAATTATGGTCCCAATATGAGGAGCGCCAGTTAATGGACATACGGGAATACCACAAAATCCCCCGCTTCCTGTTGGTGCGCAAGATCCTTCTACAGTAAGTTGTCCGCCTGTAATAGTAACGCTTGGACTATCGATTCTTGCTGATCCTCCGGCTTTTATATTAGCATTTCCAGAGGCTTCAACGTCCATATCCCCACTAACTTTTGCGTTTAGATTTCCTCCCACTTCAATCTCAGAGTTTCCATCCACTTTAATATTCGAGTTGCCATTTATTGTCACCGTATTATTTCCCTTGATAGTTATAGTACAGTTCGAATCCCCCTCTACCGTAATATCTTTTGCAGCATGAACGATTATATTCCCTTCTTTATCCATTTCGAGGTGAGCAATTTTGGAGACATCAGGTACATCATCATCTTTATATTCCGTACTCTCATCAAAAACTCCCACTATGATTTTATCATGATTAATCTGCACCATTTTTCCATGAGCTCTAAATCCTACGAAGTCATTTTCCTTAAGTTTTTCATAGGTGCAGTAAGAGTTATAAGTCGGATCCCAAGCACACACCACGACTAGATCTCCTACTTTTGGTTCGTCTAGGTTAGTGCGAGCGGGGAAGGCTAATACATTTTCAAAGACTCCCGGAACTGCTACAACTGCTTCATGGTATAGCTTATCTTTTTTTAGCAGGCCAAGAGGATCATTTTCTACGTAGGTTATTGTTCCTATGTAGTAATTAGGTTTATTTTCTACTATCATTTTTTTTTCGCTGTGTATTTTAGGTTCAAGCGCGTTTATTATTCCGGTCTTTTATTCTTGCTTCGCTTATTTTTCAGACCGGTTTAATTTTCACACTGTTTCTATTTTCAAGGCGTTTCTCTCGTTCCACCATAAAGTTTACGCCTTATCCCTTTACAGTGTTTCTCTATCGCGCTTGGAAATTCTCACACAGCGCTAGTACTCGGAATCCACATCGAAGGGTAGGATCGTCGTAAATTTTCCGTTCCGAGTTTTATGGTTTGGGATTTTCGCTCCATGTTCCTTCTTCCAGTCCGTATAGGTTAGAAGTCCAGGAGAATCTAAGTCCATTTTCATCCACTTTTTTATTCTCGTCCATTGAAAAGAATAGTTCATTGGATGTTATTAGATAATTTTTCCAAGGTAGTGATTTTAGTTGAAGTGCTCTGTCATATATTACCACGTCTCCAAGTTTATAATGTGGCATATCTGGTTGAACAATTTTTACGCTAGAGAAACCGTCGAACCCCATCTGATCAACATTATTCCAAGCGTTTCCAATCATTTCAGCAGAGTCTATCCCCAGAACTTGATATCCTTTATAGTTCATCATTACTTTGGCATTCTTAGACATGACCTGAGTAAAGTCCGTATTACCCGTTGTTGATTCTTCCTGATTTTCCCAAGCAGAGAATGAGGTATAGTTTACGTGTTTATTATACCTGAGATTATAAGTTTGAGTTTGTACAGAAAGTCGATCAGTTTCTAGTTTCAGGCAAGGTTCTTCATTTCCTTCATGGTCAAAATCCCCGCACAAATCTTTCACTAACAATCCATCCCATCCAAAAGCGAATACAGATTTATTTTTATAGGAGTAGCACAATCTTTTACACATCTCATAATTAGTCTCACAATTTTGATATAAGATTGTGTTGTCATTTCCGGAGGGTTCAATCCTAATATCTGAAGTTCCTGGAAAAATGGAGGTGATTGTGTCTTTTATTCCCCCTTGATGTACTGTTGTGATTCGTTTGGTAAAGAATTCAAGATTTTTAGTGCAAACAAATTTAAGTTTCAGGAGATTCTCATAATATTCTCGTTCTGTAATATAGATGTCAATATTATAAGTTATTCCGTACTTTTTCTCGTCGACAATAGATATGATTCCGGTATTTTGTTCTGTGATTAATTTCTCAGACTCCTCATCATTACCAAGAATCATATCTATTTCTCCGTTTGGTATTTCTCCCCCAAGTTGTTCGATTATCTGAAGTCTAGTAATCCTATATTCAAGATCAGTCCATGGTTTAAACTCGAGAGATACCTTATTAGAGTTTATTATTTTTCCCATTTAGATTGATCTTAAGAAAGCATCTAGGTTATCTTTAGGAATCAATGTTAAGATTGCTCCCTTTTTGAAATTAGTGAGAGTTGAACCTGTCTGAATCATGAGTAGACCTTCATAATCGGTTGAACCATAGTAATCATTTGCAATTAGGTCTGGACGATATTCGAAGGTCTTAATCTCATAATCCTCTCTTGGTAAACTTGGATCTCTCAGTTGTTCAATAAGCTTAGAATTATAGACATCTTCTCCCGATATATAATTAACTATATCGGCTAACCCAGAAGAGACTTTATTACTTCTAGTATACATAAATTTTGTTTGAATCGGTTCTCTTTAATTTATCCTTCAACTTATTATCTAAGTTCTGTCTTTGTGTGGTAGTTGATCTTCCAAGTACAAACCTTCTTAAAGACTCATCCGAATATTTTGTGGCGGGTCTTAATTGAATAGTAACATCACAGTAAAGAGGACTTAGAATATTACCAGAAGAATCATTATTACTCTTACCTAACATAGAGGAAGACGAAGATATTAGAGAGGTTGCATTACTTATAGAAGCACCACTTGTATCTAAAGAAACAAGAAGAGCCGGATTTTTTGTCATTTGTTTGGAGAAGTTGAAGGTAGCATTTTCAACCACAAGATTAGTTATTGAATAGTAGGAACCAAATTTTAATAATAGAGTACCTTCCTGAACTACATCAACATTCTTAACATTAGCTCTAAATCCACCAGGAGGTTTTTGCCATCCTATCATTTTATCGATTTGTTTTTGCATCTCCTCGTTTTTAATATCTAAACCATCTGTGCCACTAACATATTTACCTATACAATAAGGAAATATTTTATCAACTTGTGCATCTACAGTCAGATAATTCCCTTTTTCATCATAGGTAGGAAATAGAGTAAACTTCATCATCAGATTTCCAAAGCTAGTTCCTGATCCTGAATAATACGAAAATCTTGTTCCCTGTACTACCAAAGATCTGTTTAAGTAATCGGAGATATCAATACTTGGATTAGGACCGTTCATTGCATCATCAGCAGCAATCATGAGTTCCGCCAACGTTCTTGATACTGTAGATTCATTTATCTTATCAACTAGCTCTTTATTGTTTGGATTTCTATAGTCTTCAACGGCTGATCTAATCATTTTCTTAGCGGCATCAGCATATGGGGCAAGTGGCTTTATAGATTCCCACATTTGACCTAGCATATCACCACCAAAGTCTGACCATGAATTAGCCACTGACACATTAAAGTCCTCGTTAATTATCGCTCGACAGATTGGATCTTTGCTGTAGGATACATCAATACCGTCTACATTTATTTTAAAGTCGGGGTCTGGATTTTCTACAGGATTCCATTTAGATTGATCTTGGCTTAAGACTCTGTTTGGATGGAGAGAAACACTAGTAAGAATATTCTCAAGCTGAAGATCATAGTACCATCCGCTTATTTTATTTGATACCATATTAATTTATTCCTTTTAGTGATTTTTCTCCTTTAGTTTCAAGACTAGGAGTTTCTTGTACTTTATTACTAGCCTGAATAGAAGCTTGAGCAATTCCTTGTGATGACTTAGAAATTATTTGTCCATTTTGTCTAGTAGCATCAACGTTATCAGCCATTATTCCAGCATTAGTTGCACTGAGTTTAACTAATTTATCCAAGGAAATGCATGCGACTCCTAAATTTCTGTCTAGACTCTTTATAGTTTCTTCTTCTTTCTCTGGAACTATTAGATGGTTAAGAATGCTAGTTTCCTTTCCGGCGATCTTTGGTTCAACTTTTGGGGATTGAGCTTCCTTAGGTTCTACCTTTACTTCACTCTTTTTGGCTCCTGTTTTAGGTTCCTTAGTATATTTCGCTATTATCTCCTCAGAATCTTCCCTTAGATTTTGTGGCATAGAACCCGTCATATCATAGACTCTGTTTTTCCAATCAATAATATTCATTCCCTTTGGCATTCCTTCTGGAAGATTATCTTGATTGGCTAGGTATGATTGATAGTCTGTGAAGTCTTTTGTTATAGGACCTCCATATTTCTTTCCGTCAATTAGTACATTTTCTTTAACTTTATCTATGACTGGCTGTGTTACTTCATCTACTTTATCTTTAGCTGAACTAAGAAATCCTCCAAAGTTAGTTATATATTCTGTGACCTTTTCTTTGAGAATTTCCAAGAAAGATCTAGCTTTTTCTTTCAGTGGTTTTCCTTCTTCCTCTTCTTCCTGTTTAAAACTACTAGAAGACCGAACTGTTATTTCAGAAAGATCAGACCCAGAATATGTATTATAAGTATTTAACCCCTTCTGAATTCGTTCCGCATAGTTCTCATCGCCGTGGAATTTTCCATCCTTCCTATATTTATCTTTAGAATTGGCTTGTACTGAAATATATGCACCTCTTCCTATTAGATTTCCATGGGAATCTGCAGCATCATGGCCTTTAAATCTTTCAAAATCATGGCCCCAAATTATAGCTGACTTTTTTAAAGAATCTTGAGGATTTAATCCTTGTGTTTCTCTAAGAATCTTATCAATTACTGAATGATTTGCTACATATTGGGCTTGCGCTTCAAAGGTGTTATAATTTAAGCCATTCTTTTTTGCCCAAGCTTGAAGATTAGGAAGTTCGCCCCTACTATTGAACATAGCAATTCCTTGTGAGTAAGCATTTGAATCATTTTTAGTTGGATCTTTGAAATGTTGACCAGGATCTTTTCCCAATCCTTCACCTTCTAAATTACCAATGATTCCAGCAGCAGCTCCATCAGATAATCCTTTCTCCCTAAATAATTTTAAAAGGTATTGTTTTCTATATTTTAGTTCCTGATTATCTACTGATCTTCCAGCAGTTAATTTTTCGGTATGAGTTCCCCATCTTCCCCCAGATATATTATATGTGGCATTTCCTATGGCTGTTACAGATCTACCGGCAGCTGAATTATCCCAGTCTCTTTGTCTCTGCTGTTCTCTTTCTTTATCTTTTGCTTCAAGTTCTGCTACTTCTGACATACTCTCTTCAAGACCCACCATGTTTTGTCCTCCAGGACCTTTAGCATTCTTGAATCTTGGACTATTTATGACATCATACTCTCTCCTAAGTTTATTTATTCTCTTTTTTGTCGCTTCTTCTATTCCATTAAACATTTTATTTTGTTCCCAATTATGGTTACCTAGAACAAAAGAAGTAGTTTCTGGGGAGAGTGGTACATTATTTATTACATTTCCTAATAGATTATTTAGCTCTTTCTTAATTTCATTATTTCTTCTCTCTAGATAACCTGATCTCTGACTTGAAGCCGCCTTTTTTAATAGGCTAGAGTATCCAGTTAAGTCATCTAAGTCAACTCTAGTTTCTTCATTAAAATCTTTATTATCCTTAGAAAGAATTCCTTTTGCTAGAGCTTTTATTCCTTCTTTAGAAAGCTCATCAAAAACTTCTACATTTCCAGTAGCAATATCACCACGTCTTAATGGAGAGTCTTCTCTAATATATTCTATTCTATATTTAGCTTTTCCATCCTTAATTTTTTTATCTACTTTCTTCATTAGGTCTGCAGCACCATAGGCAGTTCCTTGATCACCAGAAAAATGTTCTAGGGTACCCTTAAATATACCATTAGTTCTCATTTTTGTTCCCCAGGATCTGAACTGACCAAGAGTTCCTCCTAGTGATTCAGCGCCCATAGTATTAACTCCATAGCTTACAAGAGCAGATGTTTTTGGATCTATTCCATTATTACCATATAGGTTTCTAGTATAATCCTCATCGTTCTTTGGTCGAATTACTTCTTTATATACTACATTTCTTCTTAAGTCTCCAGAGGCAATTAATCTCTCTGCTTCTTTAGATGATAGTATATCACTAATGTCAGATTTATTGACAGGAATCATTCCTTGTTTTTTAGCGAATCTACTTAATCGTCCTAAATCAATTGCAATATCATCTGTATTATATACTCCAGTTGTTTTTGCAATATTCCGAAGTCGAGTTATCTCTGACATCTGTGCTACTGAAGATTCTGCACCAAATTTTGAAGTAAGTTCATTTCCTTCAAGCATATGATGAGAAGATCCTTTATAATCTGTCTTTTTAAATGCTGAGGTTCCTAATTCAACATCAACTTTTTCTCCATTTACTGTTCTTTTAGCAGTATTGTCTGTAGTAGAATTTTTTATTCTATACTCATCTGCTTTCTTAGTAACTTTTTCTCCAGCTTCTTCCAAACGAATTTTTTTTATTCCTTCAGTTCCAGAGAAAGCTGCTGTTAAAATATTAGAAAGATATTCAAAAAGGGATTTGATAGCGGTCATCGGATCGTTAAGAGCATTGGTAATTTCCGGAGCTTTAACAGCTTTTACTGCCTCTGCTCTTTCTTCCCACATATCCTTAAAGAATTGTTTTAAGTGACCAAATAACCCCTTTTCTTCTCCGTCTCCTAAAAATAGAGATTTTAGACTATCTAAGACTCCTTGACCTGGCTTTCCACCTAATAGACTCGAAATGTCTGATATAAAATTTCCTTCAGAGAAATAATTCCAGGTATTTCTAATCCATTGTTCAATATCAGATACTTTGGCTAATACTTTTGTCCAATTTGAAGTGAGGTATCCAAAACCAAAGAGGAGAAGTAGAGTTTTTAGCTGAGATTGCCAAGTAGAACCAATCTTACGAGGGTCCATTCTTGATCCAATAGTTTTTCCGACATCTTCCAACTTTTTCATCATTCGGTTGGCAGATTTAGTTAAACTACTTTCTCGATGTCTATATTCTCTATCACGTTTAGCCCCTTCTTCATTTTGTCTAGCGAATGCAGAGGATATCCAGGTTTTAAATTTCCCTATACTTCCTCCGCCAGCAGTTTGTGGGTCTTTAAACTGGAGTGGTCTTCCTTGTAACGGTCCTCCAGCTCCTGCCGGAACTTTAACATCATTTGTAGTATTTGATGTTACGTTATTATTGATTGTTATATTTTGTTTTGTTACCTGTTGACTATGGGATTGGGTCCTAGAAAATTTAGGTTGCCCAACTCCATATTTTGACAGTATAGATTGAGTGGCAGGATTTAATGTAACTTGTCCCCCAGCCTGAGCCATTTGTTCTGCCTCTGCTGCACTAATCGCTCCTAGTTCAGCTGCTTGTGCTAGAGTTTGGTTATTATCGAAACTAGCTTTAGATTCTGCTCTTGCCACTGCCAAATTTTGTTGTTGTTCGGCTTGGATTGCTAAAAGTTGTTGTTGTGCTTCTTGATAGGCGGCATGTTCTTTACCTTCTTCTATTCTTCCACTACTTAACTTTTTTGTTTTATCATCCAAAGCTTTTCTGTTATCCTGTGCCATATCATATTATTGTTTTAATCCAACGTTTCTTAAGAAATCGAGTGCTCTTTCTTCGACGGTTTTATTTCTAGCATCAACCATGGAAGAGCTATCATATACACTCTTCTCTTCTTCCTCCTCAATATTCTTTGTAAGGGTGTGGATATTAGTTCCAGCGATTTTCTTACCCTTACCACCGAAAGTATACATTGGAAAGTCTGGATCAACTCCCTCAGAATCTTCCAGTACTTTTTCATATTCTTTCTTCAGTGTAATTAGTTCAGAGTATGTATAAGATTCAATATTATCAACCTTAAGAAACTTATTTAAATACAATTTTAGTCCCATCAAATTTGCTGTTGAGAGCAAGTGATTGAAAGAAGTCGACAACAAGTGAATTTACGCTTATTGTCAGTCCCCTCCTTTCTTTATCACATTTAGGACAGATTGCTTTTATTGGCTCCACTCTATCAAAGTAGAGTTCCTGAAGAGCCAAGAGGAGTGTAATATCTTCTCTTGTAGCTCCTAATACATCTTTCTCTATTTGTTGGCTATTAGTATCAAAGTTTTCAAATAGAGAGATTGTTTTCATCATTTTCAGATCATTAACTCGGCTATATCTTTTGAATATGTCGAATACTTTAAGTAGATTTTGGACTGTAGGAACTTGAATCTCGTATTTTCTTCCATTGAGTGTTATTTGTGCTCCATTCATTATTTTCTCGTCAACGGATTCAAATTTAATGTCCTTTTCAAAGTCTATGTCACGTTTTATTACAGTTCCGCAACTAGGGCACTGTACACTTATTGTCAAAGTTGTATTTCCGGATACTGATATAAGTTTCTTATAATAGATCAAGAAGTCAAGATCCATAATATAGCAATTCAGAATATTATGATCTTCTTCCACTAACATTCTTATATCATAGAAGTATCTTTCAATTTGGCTTAAGTCCTTAGTATCCTCCATGTATCTAGTCATTTGGAGAAAGTTCATAGGATTAAGGTGTAAGCTAGGGAATTTATAACCTATTCCTGAGCTTGGTAAGTAGGAGCTAATTATTTCCATATTCTCTATCTCATTTTAAAGGAGGGAGAACCAAGGTATATTAATCTCTCAGTTCTCCTTCCGGTTTTCTTACAGATTTACAAATTCGCGCTCCATATGTTCGAATGCCATAGAGAGTTGAACATCACTACGATCTGTTCCATCTGCATCAGCTCCATTTTCATCCAGAGGAGCATCCATAATAATACAGTTATAGAAAGAAAGGTGACGAACATCAATACGGCTTGAGTTAGTGATAAACATTTCACAGTCACAAACCACATCCTCTTTACGGAATGAATATTTGGTGTCACGATCTGCAATCTTCTGTTTCCAATCATCAACGAAGTATGAAATAGCTTGGTCTTCTTTATCAATGAAGGACAGGGTGAGCTGACCATTTGTAGACTGACCTGTTTGCTGACGAATGACATAGTTACCACGCATTCTCTTTTCAAAACCATTCACACTAGTATCCATGCTGAGGTTAACGGAGTTCAGACGTTTGTGAATAAGATTATTGCCTGGGAAGTATACAATCTTAGGACCACCACTTCCACCAATTCCAAAGTCGAACTGCCACATATCACCGCGTAGGAATTCTTTGTTATCATCCCAATATGACTCATGATAGTCAATAAATTTCATGTGGAGCTCAGAACCACGAACGAGCTCTCTAACTGATTGTGCCATAAATATTGTTATTATAGTTTACTGTTATATTCAGGCTAACATTATTTTTCACCAGATCATTCATGGTAGTCTCAAGAGTAATTTTCAAAGACTGTCCATTATTCTCTGGTTCAAATTCTGTTATTTCAATTGCCCTAACTATTGAAAACCCACTTGAGATAGAGTAGATTAAGTCTGAAATTTTTGATCTAATTACCCCAAGTAGTTGTTGTCCTAATATATCTCCACTATTCTTTTGTAATTCTCTAAAGACTTTCCCTGCAATAAATCTAGTCCATCCAGTAGTTATGTAAGTGTCACCATCCTGATAATCTTTGTAGAAATAGGTTTGGTTATCACATACTAGATAATTTGATTTATATTTCTTTAGTTGATCCTCTATATCTTCTTCAAGGAATGCGTCTTGGGTTGGAGTTTTATACAAGATATCTTTTACTGAGATAGAATATTCATTTAGTAGTAATCCTCTTAAATATGCATAATAAGCTGGCCTCTCTTGATAGTTGATGGTCATTGGTTTAAAGAAGTATACTAATCTATTTTCTTCATCGTCAGTAAGATTGTAGATATAATCCCCCAGATTATCAATTACGTCATTTTCTATCAGGAATTGGCACCCTACTTCTTTTGCGTAATCTAGGAATAGTGGATAAGGACTCTCTGTTATAATATCCGATGTGTATTTATACTTATCAGGTATTAAGAAATAGTCCGGATAAACAGGATCATTATATTCAGTGGAGAGCATTTGTTTTAGAGAATATTTATACATCTCTGGGTTTGTATTTTCGACAACCGCTCCTCTAAGATAATAAGTTCCTGTTCTTAGTTCATCTCCATAAAAATTACATCGAATAAGTTTTGATTGTTGTGATATTAAGTTGTCCAATCTTTGTTCTCCGGGGATATATTTTAGTGAACCTTCGAAGACTTCAGAATATGAGTATCTTGTGATTATTGTTCTATAAGTGTCATCAGTTTTTTCTATGACTACTTTTATCAGATCATCTTCAAATTCTGAGCTTCTACCTATGGTTTTACTTACTACTTCTATTCCAGGAGTTATGTATCTAGATAAAACAGCTTCAGTTATTTTAATTTCTGGTTCAACTTTAATATATGTTGATTTATAGAAGTTTGTTACAGGTATGATAGTTTTCGAATAGATGTAGTCTTTATTATCTTTAGTTATTATAGTGTAGCCAAGTCTTTCAATTCCAGTCTTTAATGTTTCGAGGGAGTCAACTTGTGTGCTTTTTCCTTCAAACATCTCTTTTACTTTTTGAGGAACTTTGTCTATATTAAAGTAGAATAATTCCCAAAGACTAATATCAGTTCCATGAGTAGAGTTCGGAATAACAAAGTAATCGTCCTCCGAATATGATCGTTCCCCTGAGATACTAAACATTAAAGTTTGATATCCCGTAGCAACTTTTTCAGGATCGATCTCCGTCATATATTGCTGATCTATATCTTCAAGTTGGTCTATAATATCTTTATTCTCGTAGACTCCAAAGCTATTAGTTTCACTATTATAATCAAGATATGTAAATTCTATTGTATCAAGCCCCGGTGTAGAAACAATTAAGGTATCTCTGTTATCTGAAGAAGAGCTAGTCAAGTTCAAGTTTTGGGGGAGTAATTCTATGTCAAAAATTCCTCCATCCTTATAAATCCAAAGGTCCTCAGAATTGAAAACATGAAATTTAATTGGTTTTTTATGGATTCGGGAGATTTGATTTATAGGGTTCAGTAATTCTTTTCTTACTGTTTCCTCTGTACAAAATTCTCTTCCTCCTGCGTCTTCAACCACCACTAAATCTCCTCCAGAACTAACCTTTAATCCAACTACCTTAATCTCAGTTCCATTATTATATCTGAACTTATATTTTTCAGGAGATAATACAACTTTACCTACCCATTCAAGTTCTACATCTCTAAGCCATACCTCATTATCTTCTATATAATTATCAAGATCTATATAACCTTCTCCACCTATTGTTTCATTTGATACTGGTTTATGTAGGTAGAGAACTATTCCCATATTTAGTAATTCTTGTAAATAGGAATAATCTTTAAAGTCTTTACCAAACCATATATCAAGCTCTTCAGTAGTTCTAACAAGGATTGGCTTTTCATAAGACATTTCAGAGTCTAAGATTTCGCCTAATATAATCCAGTCATTAGTTTCTTGATAGTACTGTAAATTTATTGATCCTAACTTTATATACATGGTTTAGTAGAGTTTATATTAATCCGATACTAGAATTTATAGCTCCAGTAACTCGTTTTTCTATTTCTAATGCTACTTGTTCTCCGAGGTTTTTCATGATATCTAAAGAAATAGATGCTTTGTTAGATAAGTCTTCCGTTGGGTTTTCACCTACAATCGAGAAAGTAACATTAAGATCTGTACCACCTGAATCAACTTCCCCAACATATTCTTCTGCATAGTCTTTAAGTACACAGAGAAGATTATATTTATTTAGGAGATTTAATTGAGGATTCAGGATATAGATTTTTATATTGAAGGCTATATTCTTATAGGAAGCAATACAGAAATGAGTTTTGTCAATTCTGGTTAGGTCAGTCTTGAAGTTTCTAGGAGTACCTTCATAGAATTCCTTTTTATGAGAGGTTGAATTATAGACAGATACTTCAGCGCATCTTTCAAAATACCTCTTCCAAGATTTCCAAGAGTCATCTACAAAGGTTAGTCGAAGTTCATTAGTAAATTCCATACCAGTCGGATAATCTACACTACCCTCATATAATGGAAGCGACTTAGTTTGAAGCTTAGATTTCTGTAACTCGAAAGCATTAATAGGAGCCCAATATCCATAATTCGTTATAACCCCATGAATCTCTTTGTTTATGAGATTAATTTCTTTTATAGACGGCAAGAAAGAGTACCCACCATTATTACAAGTACCAGAAGATGAACAGAAGGGCTCTATTGTTACTTCCCAATACATATTAGTATCAAGAGTAAAGGTATTATAGGAACCTTTAGCATCTGTCATAAATTTACCTGGAGTTGTTATGTAGGGGCTTGCTTTAAGTAATGCCTTAAGCTCTGCCAAACTTCCAACTGGTGCTTCTCCAACAATCGGACATAATTCTTCGAGAGTAGCCTTAAAACTATCAGCCTTCCAGTATCTGTTGTAGAAGGTATTTCCAATTAAGTCACCAACAGGATCAGTACTTCCATATCTTGAGGTTCGATTATTGACAGCTTGGAAAACAGCATCACCATAACCTCCTGGAATTGCTTCACCGTTGAGATGAGAGGGTTTATTCATTGGATTTTTATGTCCTGATGAAGATCCTGACCATTTACTGATTACATTCTTAGAGGCATCTTTAACCGCACCAACTAAGTCAGATCCTGGGAGACGTGGAAGATTGCTTTTCTTATAATCAACCAGTTTTACAATCATCTCATCTAGCGCATCTCTACGATTTGTTCCAGTAAGATATGGACCAATTGCTTCCTCAGCTTTTGCCCAGATAGAACCCGAAGAGGTATCAACAGGAACACGTAAAGCTGTCTGACTTCCGAAGTAACTCATTTCGAGAGTATTATTGATGGCGTCTCTAAATTCAACTGCTCTTTTAGGGGTTAGGATATTAGTGCTGAGATAACTTGACATAAGACCTTCAACTTTTTCCATCCATCCATCAACCTCACCCTCATCCGCAATCCTCATAGCAACCTCATAGAGTTCAGAGTCGGAAAGACCAGAGGTATATTGTTTTAGAGTTTCAGCTTTAGATATATCAGGTGCATCTCCAAGATTTTCCAATATCTTAATGATTTTATCTTCTAGGTCATCTTTTCCGTCATTTTCATTTATTGGAATATCTATAACCTCTTCAGAAAGATTATCAATTTCTTTATTCTCATTTTCCGGAATCCCAAGAAATTGATCATAAAGTTCTTCTGGTTCTCCATTTTCATTATCTGGTACCTCTAAGAATTGATCATAAAGTTCTTCCGGTTCTCCATTTTCATTTTCCAGGATCTCAACCACTTTATCTCCTAATTCATTTTCTCGGTCATCTTCCAAATCAATCCTTTTATCCTCTAACTCATTTTCCCGACTATCTTCAAGATCTAACCTTTTATTCTCCAACCCAACCTCCCGTGAATCTTCCAGCTCTAAGATTTTATCAGAGAGTGGCAAATTCCGTTCATCTTTTAGGTCGAGTCTTTTATTGGTTAGCTCATTCTCTCGATTATCCTTAAGGTCTAGTCGCTTATTCCTCAACTTAGTTTCTCGGGTGTCTAATAGTGAAAGGAGTTTGTCAGAGAGAGTAGTTTCACGTTCATCTTCTAAATCTATTCTCTTTTCCTCTAACCCATTTTCCCGATTATCTTCTAAGTCAATTCTCTTCTCCCCTAATTCTGTTTCCCTATCATCTGTCAGGTTAAGTCGTTTTTGGGAGAGTTCATTTTCACGATCATCAGTGAGGTTTAATATCTTATCCCCTAATTCAACTTCAGTATCATCCTTAAGGTCAATCCGTTTATTCCCTAATTCAGTTTCTCGGTCGTCTTGGATATTTAATCTTTTACTTCCTAACTCTACTTCACGATCATCAAATAGGCTTTCTTTTTTCTGGGATAACTCGACTTCTGGGATTTCTTTTTCTAGACCAACCTTTTTATCTTCAAGTTCTGTTTCTCTCTGATCTCTTAACTTTAGAATCTTATCTCCCAGATCAACTTCAGTATCATCCTTAAGGTCAACCCGTTTATCCCCTAACTCAATTTTCCTATCATCTTTCAGGTCAAGTCGGTAATTTTCAAGTTCTCCTTTCCAGTCATCCCAAATTTTTAGTTTTTTATCCTCCAGTTCAACTCTAGTATCATCCTTAAGATTTACACGTTTATCCCTTAACTCATTCTCCCGATCATCCCAGAGTTTTTCTTTCTTTTCGGATAACTCAGTTTTTTGATCAACGCTTAGGTCTATACGTTTAGTTTCTAGGCCATTATTTCTCGCGTCCTGAATATCTAAGCGCTTTTCTCCAAGTTTAAGGTCGGTAGAAGGAATATCAAGATTTACACATTCATCTTCAAGTTCTACTGTTCTCGAGTCGGTTATGTCAAGTCGTTTATTTCCTAACTCAACATCTTCCATAATCTCCAACCCAACTTTCTTATTCCCTAACTCTATTTCACGATTATCCTTTAGGTTCACGCGCTTTGAAGATAAGGACGCATCTAACATGGCCTGAAGATCTAAACGTGTATCTGTAAGCGTGATATCTCTTTCATCAATTAGTTCTACACGCTTCTTCCCTAACTCTACCTCTCCTCTTACCCCCTGAATTTTAAGAATAGTATCATCAAGTCTGGCTATCTCTTCATTCAGGTTGTTAGGTCTTTTTACAGAGTTATCAATAAGCTTAGTAGTTCTCGTATCGTTCAGGTCAAGTCGCTTATTCTCTAACCCAACTTCCTTCTCAGTTCCTCCATCAGTTTCCCCATCATTGTCAGGCCTCTTTACAACATGACCAGAACTTCCACTACCTCCACTTCCACCCCCATCACTTTCATCTTGAGAATGGGAGGAAGAGTCAAGACCCAATACTTTTCTTTCAAGTTTTATCTCTTTCTGATTTCCCGGAGCCTTAACAATTTTTCTTCCGAGATTATCAACTTGCGGTATTTTTCCAGTACTATAACCTGTGACACCAACCAGCTGATCCTCAAGACGGGTACTCTCTTCGTATACTTCTTTTATGGACTTGAGATACTTAGAGAGCTGCCCAATTTCTTCCGGTCTTGTCAGCTTTTCAGAACCAGGCAATCTATTACTTCTGTTTAATCTCTCATCCATATTATTCGTCTATTGTTTCTATGATGCTGGAGAGAGTGTATATGAATAAAGTATCGGCATCTTCACTAAAACCCTGCTTCATACTAATCTTAAATCTATATGTTCTCTTGTTGCGGGTATATTGTAATTCATCCCCTACTCGTAAAGAACCATCCGGACTATAAGATTCAATGGTGTCACGGTTTCTATTCCATACATCCCTCATATCATTCATGTTTATAATCAATCTCGTAGTAAATTGATCATAGTCATTCTCAAGCGTGGAATCAGAAGAATATGTACCTCCAAAAACATTCTTCCATTTTGAATTGTCCTTGGGTCGGAGTACTACAAAATCAGTGCCTAATAACTTCATCGGCAGAGCCATATTCTTCATTCCAATCGAGTAAAGTTTATTAGCCTTCTCCAACAACTTTGAGGCCATATCTTCGTTGTTCGTCATATTATTTTTCAATTAATACAATAAATTCACAGATCTCAATAATATACTTCACCAACTTATAGTACTGATTTTCATTCAGCTTAGTCGATAAAGTCATAACATATAAATCTCGATCTTGCTTTGTCTTAGTCCTAACAAAACTTCCAAAGGTGTTACGAATATAGTTATCAATATCATACTGATTATATTCATAGTCCAAAGGTAAGTTAATTCTAAGATCTCCTAAATCCGTTGTCATTGAAACAACATCCCCAGGTATTCTAGTAGAGGTATCGTAATCTTGAATTCCCTCTTTATCTAGTTTCGCCATTATCCTTTCTAGCATAGGTGTTCTAGAATAAGTTTTCGTTCTGAGTATTATCATCCTTCAAAAATGTTAAACGTTATCTTAGTTTGCATCAACTTTTTCAAGATGAACTCAAACTCTTTTCTACTTTCGATGGTATAAAGGAAGATCAATACTTTTCCCGTATCTGTTCTCGTAACCTTTCCCTTTAAAAATCCATAGAAATCCTTGTCAATCTTTTTTCCGGATTCACTGTCTTTAAGAGTAGTCACAATAAATCTTCCCTGAGCCATACTAAAATTATCCTCCGCCTTCTTACTACCAATCGTATAGTTAAATCCTTCTATATAATGCAATTTATTTAAGGTATCCTCTAAGTAAGAATTCCCAAAGTTTTCACGAGCAGAAGGAGCACCAGATTTTATAAGCTCATCATTCGAAATTTTTTTAGCTGAGTTTTGAATTATGTTCATTACTACGTTTGATAAGCTATTACCCCAAGTTGCAGAAATACCACGCATAGGGAAAGAAACTGACTTGGATAAAATCTTTGCAAACTCATACTTACTTATTTCTTTAACGCTAAAATCCTTCTGTTCTTCCTCTACACTTTCTTCAAGACGAGCAGATACAAAGGCCTTATTATCAAGCAAATTTATCTTAGTCTGTAGGGAATTTGATAACTCCATAATGAAAGAGGAAATAACTTGATAATTAGTGAAGACAATGGAAACTGCATAAGAATTTAGTCTCTGATTAATCAAAGCAGAAGTATATTCCATTCCAACAAACTTCTTACAGTAATAATCTAAACACTTATTCACTTTCTCAAGATCTTCTGACGTTAAACCATAAGTATACATTGTTACTTGGTTGTCTGAAACAGCAAAGTTAATTTTATAGGCCGTTACATTCCTATCATTAAAACTAAACTTCTCATCAACACTTGCACGCTTATCTATAGAGTCTCCAACAGTAATGCCAGAAGCTCTATAAATACCAAACTGACGGCGTATATTTTTGTCTACTTCTCTATATTTCACAGAGGTCATTGGATTGTGAAGGTAATTAATAAACATCTTCAGAAGGACGCTCCCTAGAAAACCCCACTTACCTCCAGTGATTGCTCCCTTAATTGCTTCGTCGTTCACTACCTTTCCAATAATACCACCAACAACTGCACCGCCAACTGTCCCTTTGCCAATAACTTCAACGGCACTAGGAACTTTATCCATATCCTTAGGACCTGTGTAATGACCCTCTTGGATAGTAAACTCTTTCTGTCTAAATTTAATCATAACATAAGTCCTATTTGATTGTATGCCGCTCTTCCTATATTAGCAGCATTATTATTTACAGTAGTTCTAACAAATTTCTTAACAGGTTTTATAGCGTTTCCTACTGTATATTTTCCAACGCCAACCTTATTTACACCATCCCAAAGTTTCTGTTCATAAGGGGCTACAACAATTGAAGTAGAAGTAGCACCAGGAACAGGAGCTAAAGGCATTACAGCAGATACAGGTGACTTTGTAGCTCTCTGAATAACATATTTATTGGCGAGAGTTCCAGCTGTACCACCTGGATCCATAATAGCAGCGTCTTTTAATTGATTTGCTGACTTCTGTACGCCTCTAACTTGTTGAACCGTTTCCCTATTGATCTGCTGACTCGTTTTTGGCCTAAACTTTACTTTCATATGAGCGGGAGTTGGTTTACCTGTTACAATCTCTTTCGCAGTATTTCCAACTTTAAGACCAGCATTATCTATAGCAGTCATAACATTATTACCAGCTCTCTTCACGGTACGGACAACTTTCATCAGCTTAGAGGAATGTTCTTTTTGTCTAAGTATAATCATAACATTATTAATCAAGTAATTCTCCGTACCAACCAGATTGAAGAGCAAAATTATCACAACGAGCCCTCAATTCTTGGTAGCTTGAGTCAACATTTGCAAGAACATCTACACTCATCGATGGAAGTGTTACAGATGCTTTTTGCTGTCTGATATAGTCCAGAAGATGACACATACATAAATCCATGAAATATTTTCCTCTAGCACCTTCCTCAACATTAAGCCAATAAATTGCTGAGCGTCTGCTTCTAGAATTAAATGTCTTATCCTTTTTAAAATCTGGAATTATAGGTCTAGAACATATACCCTTCATGTAAAATTGTGTCATAGAGGGCATATCAGCTATAAAGAGATATGGACGAACATAGTCACTAAAGCTGGTGTATGCTCCAAATACAGGATAGCTACTAACTCCGGTCCATCCACTAGCTAATCTCCATTTTGGAAGGGAATTTGGAACTAGCACAATCTGATCTTCTGAAATAATACAATCTAGGTATAAAGTGAAATTAGATTTTACTTCAGCATATCCAGGCATTCCATAACAAGTTCCCATCTGTTCTGTATTCATTTTCATTTCCAGAATCAATGGGCAAGTAATCTCAAACTCTCTTAATGCATTCTTTATAATTTCAAGTAAGACCTCATCAGCAGATAAGTAATCATTCAGCCCTAAAAGCTCATCAAGAGAGTTCAGAGCAATGAGAGATGAGCGAATGAATAGCTTCTTCTTTAGGTCTGTTAATAATACTTTATCCATGTTAGATAAGATTTAGTTATATGTCTTAGGAATAAGTTTTTGGGTTAAATCTATTCCATTATTAATAAACTCTGATATAATAATTTCAAGTTTATTATTATCAGTGTATGGGATTGATAGAAGTTTTATATTATTTTTAGAACAATATTCAAATACCAATTTATCTCTTCTTACTTGATCATAATATTCATCTATTGTTGGTTGGAAATAACTGACTTGTTCGTAGTGTTGTTTTCCATTATATTCTATATAAATATTATAATCCGGTATATAAATATCAATAAAACATCTTCTTTTTCCACACTTTCTAGTGTTGTCTTCTACCCAAATAAGATGATATCTTTCTGCTTTTAATTTAAGTTTGTTAACAACAATATTAAAGCATTTTTGTTCTGTACTATAAGATATTTTATGTGAACATGTTGGACATCCATTTACAGTCTCACCAAGTATAAATTTTTCAAATTCAGTAGTTTCCCAAACAGATCCACATTTATTACATCTTAAAATAAGTTTAGTAGAAGTACTGATATATCTTCCACCAACAAATCCTAGAAAACTAATATCAATTCCTTGTTCTTTTCTTTCCTCAATAGAATTAAGAATTAGATCTCTTTTTAACTCTTGAACACTATCAAAGTAGAATTCTTTTCTGCATTTTTTACAGATTAATCCATCTTTGATGTGCATTAGCTGTCCATAGGATCTTATAAATTCTTCATTATGCTTTTTACATAAAACCGTTATCTTTCTATTTGGATCAGAACCGAGTTCATCTTCTAGTAATATTTTTGAAAAATCATATTGAGGAAATTCTCTAAACTTCTCAATCAAAAAGTCAGAAATTTCTTTATTACTTTTTGTTCTATTATGATTTATACAGGAAATACAAAATGTATTATATTTCTTTTTTAGAAATTTCCCTAATATGGGATATTGAGTTCTGTTGTGAATATTACATCTAATAATTAACTTTAATTTATTATTAGGTATTGTTCCTACTTCATCTAAAAATCCTAAAAATGAAATATTATATCCAGATGAATTAATTTCGGATACTCTATTATTAATTTTTAGAATTAATTCTTCCTTTATTTTAATAGCCTTAGATTGTTTTTCTTTTTGCGCTTTTTCTGAAAAACATTTATCACAGGCTTTTATATTAGTCCTTCCATCTCTTACAAATCCACGGTAATTAAATTCTTTTGTTTCTTCATGTTTTAAACAATATATTATTACTGTAGATTTATCTGGTCCAATCCATTTACTATCTTTAAAGCCAATAAATTTTACATTATACCCTTCAATGAGATTTAATTGCTGTATTTTACTATTAATTTCATTAATAGCTTCTGATTCTGTTTTTAATTTACTCATAATTTATTTTTATTTATTTGAAAATATGAGGAGAGCACTAAGCCTTAGAGAGCAAATAATACCCCGTTTGCTAGTTACTCTCCTCAAATTACTTTCGTAATATACTATCTATAATTAAGCATATGTTCCACTTCCCCAAGCATCATATCCAGGATTGCTAATGTCCTGAGATGAATCGTAGTAGCAATTGTAAATTTCTATATACTTCAATGAGTTAAAGAATCTTACATTAATTACCACATGAACTTTATTCTGACGAGCTAACTGTGCATCATCAATATATTTATATATCTCTATATAAATTTAGACTATATCATCTAGTTTCACATATGTAGTCGTTGAAAAAGATCTGTTCTAAAGATCTTTCTGCTGATTAAGTTAATACTTTTCCAGCATTTGGTGAAATTTTCTCTATTATTTTTTAATAGAGCCCCAGATGTTTTACAAGTAGGGACAGAAGATCTGATATCCATTGACAGTATAAGTCATCGGAAGAATAACGGTCTTAAAGAAGTAATCAATAGTACTCTTAATTTCATCGCAAGTTACCTGACTAATCTGACGACCAATAAATTGCCAGAGAAGACGAGGCATGGCTTTTGCAATACGAAGCGCCAGACGAGAATTACACTCTTCCTTCATGATGTTATCCTCAGAGGTTTTTGTTACATTCTCATTCCAATTCCACTGTTGAGTTTGAATATTCCACTTAACTGTATTAACTCGCTTAGAGAGCAAAAGCTGGCGGGTTCTCTTATTAAACTCAGTTACTGGTCTTTGATATTGGGCAATACCTCCAACCTGGCCAAGGGTTCCACGAAATTCCTCATTATTCCTGCGGTTTCTAGCTACAGTCTCCCAATATACAACTGCTGGGCTTGCATAGAATTTCCATCCAAGAGTGCCTGTGTCTACATCATGCGGAGCAGATAGCATAATTCTGTAAGAGTCCTGTGAAAGACGACTAGCGCTATTTCCAATTGTCATATAGTTTGTACTATTGACAGTAGAGGCATTATAGAAATATCCCTCTCCACCTGAAATAGCATAATTGGCCATATAGCTCTGGAAAGAAGGTTCAGTATTGCCTAAGTCGCAAAGTCCTTCAGTAATATAAACTTCGTCAATAGCAATCTGATCAAGTGCTTTCTTCAGGTCAGTATCAGAAACATTAAGGATCTTGTACTTAGTAGGATCAATAGTCAAGTTTGCATAGAGTTGATCTTCACCATTCTTTGAACATTTATAGTAAGCAGTAGCATCTTCAGCACTAGTACCGATTCCATAGATAACACCGTCTACCATACCGTCGATTTTCCAAAGATCATCAACACTGGCAACATATCCTGTTACCTGATCACCCTCACTCAACTCATACTCATTCCAAGTATAGTCGTCATTACCATAACCATAATAATTTAGGCCAAGATCATGCAGGTCATCGGGAAGCTCAAGCTGAATCATAGAAATCAGTGAGTTAATCTCAGAAACCTCCATATCACCACGACCAAGAATATTACCAACATTGAAGAAACTTACCTCGCTATTAACGGAGGGATCCCAAACAGCAATTTCAAAGAAGTCGCGTTCCAGATTTGCCTTTGACGGCTCTTGTGTACCATTCTTAGTGAAAGTATCAAGAACGCTAGTCAGGACGGTATAAGGTGACTGACTGGAAGGTGTAAGTTCATTCTTCTGATTATCTGACAGAGTTTTATTAATTACGGCATCGTGATTAAAACGACGAATTCTAACCTTAAGCTCTGTTGCAGAATTAAACTGGTTTGTAGCATAGTAAGGAACCTCATCAAACCCAGACCAGCCAGTAGAATTCAGGTCAATAATTTTCTGCGTATCTTCTGTGGTTTCCCAATCAGGCAGACAAGGAAGAATATACTGATAACCTGTAATAGGATAGCGAGAATCAGTAGTATCAATAATGTAAGAACCAAGATAAACTTCGTCAAACATTACTGCCATTACCCTCTGACGATCCTCCAGAGAAGAATCGGCATCAATTAAAATTTCATTCTCACATTTAACATCAGTATAGTACTTGTAAGCAGGAGAGAAGAACTTAGATGTCTCATTCAACTGGTCTACAAGGTCAGGAAGGTTGTTAATATAATAATCATACTGTGCTCCTTCATCTGTAGTACGATTACCAAGAACACCAGTACCATTAATAGCAATACCCCATCCGTCCTGGTCATGGTCTGCATTATCCGCATCTATGTCTAGAACGAATTTGAAGATTTTCTCAGAGCCTGGCATTTTCTTCAGGAGCAAACCATCACGAAGAATATAATCGTTTAGGTCACCTTTTACCATAGGCTTCGAGAAATAGATGTTGTCAGCTTTAGATGCGCGACATACCAACAATGTATTAGAACCTGCCAGACGATAAGCATTAGCCCACATTGTAGAAGGAATTTCTTTATCTGCTCCCTCATATAATTTCTGCAGAGACTTAAGATAATCCTGAGTAATGTCACCAGATGCATATGTAGCAAGGAATTCTTTCTGTCCGTTAATGAGAGTCGGAACACTTGGACCCGCATCGGATATAAGAACAACACCAATAATCAGATCCTCACCTACTGTAGGATTGAGGGGAGCTGACTTTACAATCTCATGAACTTTAATATAAGGTTCATTAGTTTGAATCCATTGTGCCATTTGTCTATATAATTTTTAAAATTTATTATCCAACTTCAACTAGGTAAACAGGATATTTATTCCTGATAAAGTACTCTGCGATTCCTGTAACAAGTCCAAGATTAGCAGATGAATCAGAGACTGTTGAAATTGAAATGTCATTATACTTATCGGACAGTTTTGTATTTACTGTCGCTGTATTTGGAATATTCTTTGCCATGTTAAGAGTTACAGTCTTAAGTTTAGTATCTGCAACGGTATTAACAAGGAGTTGCATATTTCCTGAGTTTTTCGAGATCACAATACAAACTTTTATTTTCAAATCATTTGCTGTTTTTGGATCTCTAGTATAATCGATTCCCTCTCTAAAATTATCTTTTTTCAGGTTTTCGATCACACCTTGCATTAATCTAGCATCCACGGTAGTAGCTCTATTTACTTTCGTGGAGATATCTTTAGTTAATCCAACGAGTAGGCCTAAACCAGCACCAATTATAGTACCTCCTCCAATAATTGAGAGTTCTGTTTTCCAATTATCATCTTTTTTCTTGAAGATTGGGAGTTTGGTAGCGAGGGTTCCAATCGTTGCACCAATAGCAGCTCCATTTCTAACGCTAGAAACCATTCCAAATTGTTTTTGTCTAAACTTTATCATGGTTTTTTAGGTTTAAACGTTATGTATTTAGGCTTGGAATCTTCTTTAACTTCGCTTTTCTTAACTGTATTATCTAGTCCACGAATTGAGCGAGTTAATTTATCCATAGCCTCAATCTGTTTGTCTTGATACGCACGATCGTTTCTATGTCTACTAGCATTTGTCGCAAGATTAGCTGAAGATACCCCAAGAGCAGTCATAGCAACTATTCCTTGAGGAGTTTTCACAAATTTTACAACTTCTTTAGATCTTCCACTAAATGTTTTCAATCTAAATTTAATATGAGTAGCCATCTCGTTGTGTCATATTAGATTTCCAATCCTTCTTTTCACGTCTTACTGCTTGTCTTTGTGCATAAGCAAGACGTTTATTATAGAAGTTATTTTCCTGTGCCTGATCGTTTCTATCTTTTAAAGCTTTTCCACCCATCAAGAGAGCACCACCAACAGCACCAAGTTTACCAAGTTTAGATGCTCTTGCTCCAGCCGTTGCAACTCTAGCACCCTTCTTTGCAAGTCCACTAGCTAAGCCTGCAGCAGCACCAGCAACACCACCTACAGTAGCACCTCCAAGAGAACCAGATACAACATTTTCATATCCAGGCTGTTTCTTTTTCTGCTCAGCCAAGATATCGGAGTCCTTCATTCTCTTCAAGTTATCTGTATCATCCCACTTAGTAAATGACTTTCTTTTCAAAATATATCTAGCCATATTCCTTATTTCACTTGTTTATTCTGCTCTTCCTCGTAATCGTAGGCATGTTTATCAAAAGCCTTAAAAGGTTTTCCTGCGGCTGACATAATAGAAGTACCAGCTGCGATGCTTCCAACACCCGCTCCTACATTGGCCGCTGTCTTATGATTCTGCATGAAAGTACCAACCTTTTTCGATATAGCATTTTCAGAGTTAGCTAAGGTATTTGCTGTATTCTGAACAGCTTTTGTACCACCTTTACCATAGAATCCAATAAATGAGCTAGCCTTATTAAAACCACTAGAGATTTTATTAGGGTCGGTAGCATTTTTAAACTTTGAAATAGCTGCTTTTCTCTTCTCTATATCAGATAAAACAGACTTTCCATTTCTAAGTCCTTCGGCATAAGTTTTTGAACCACTAGCTGCTAATTTTCTACCAATTTTAGTAGCACCAGCAGCATTTAAAGTTCCACCAATCTGAGCGGTAGCATTTCCAACAAACCTCTGCGATCTAGGTCCAAGTTTTCCATGTTTAGCTGCTACAAGAGCTCCAGCTGTACCCAAAATTCCAGTACCGATCTTGAGAAGTTTTTTACCAGTTCCTCCAGTTTCTGAATCATCTGAATATGCTTTTTCGGTTTGTTTAGCCTGGTCTTTTATTTGTTGACGTTGACCTAAATAACCAACTACAGGCATAGCAACAAATCCGGTATTTAATCCAGTTGCGAGCTTATCAATCTTACCATCTTTGCGTTGAATAGGATTAATAGCTTTTCCAACTTTTTCCATACCTCCTTGAATAGCCTGACTTCCTGTTTTACCTCCTAGTGCTTCAATCGGTTTTGCACCAAGTTTTCCTTTTCTAGCGAGCAAATATGTAGTACCTAATCCAGCACCCGCCAGAGCAGCTTTCTTTAAAAATCCTGAGTTTTTCTCATTGTGCCCTTCATCATGATCCTTGAGGGATGTAGTTATTCTATTTCCAGCATAAGTCATGGCACCAAATCCTAAACCTATTTTGGCAGCTTTCTTTGCATTTCCTTGCTGAGTCTTCCACAGGTCTTTAGCAAATCCTCCTAAATTTTTTATAGCTCCAGCAGGAATAGCAGCAAATAGTTTAACTTTTTTAGACATTTGTTTTTGCTGAACTACATGTTGGGCTATCTCAGGATTCGATTTAGCTTCTTTTGCGATTTTATTGAGAGCCTTAGTTTGACGATCTAGAGCAGCCTTTGTCTCTTCTGCTTGCTTTTCTTGTTCTTCTGCTTGGTTCTTAGATTGCCACATACTAAGACCTGCAGTTCCTGCTAAAAGTGCATTAGTTGGAGTAAGTAAGCCAGCAACAAGAGGAGCAACGAAGTTCTTTTGCCTAAATCTAATCATAGTTAATCAGCCTTAATACTTTCACCTACCGACTTAAGACCCTTACCTGCGGCACGAGTAGCAGCAGCACCAAGGCCAGCACCAATCAGCCAACCAACGGGACCCATACCAATACCAAGTGCGCTCTGAATTGCTCCACCAGTTGCAAGACCACCAGCAAGACCACCAATCTTAGTATCAGCAATATTACCAGCAGTTTCAGCAGCACCACCTATTACATTTTGAGCAGCTTCCGCAACTCCAAAGGTCTTTCTCTTAATTCTGTATACTTTGGGTTTCTCTACCCTACTATACATCGTCTCCTTTAATTCAGGAGTTTTAATTTCTAATCTGAACTTTGCCATTTTCCTAGCCTTCCATTATTTAATTCCTTACCCAGTTTTCTCATCTCATTACTTAGCGTATCAGGTTTGCCTAGTTCTCGATGTGATGTTTCCATTCTTCCGAGACGGTCAAGGTCAGTGTCATATTTTCTTCCCTTGATAAATCCTGGAGCATTAGTATTCAAGATATGAGTTCCTGAATAAGTTTTCCTTCTTAGAATAATCATCTTAAACTAATAAGAATATATTATAGTTAATACCGAAAGGCAGTATATTTAGGGCCCGGATTGCATCCTCTATAGACTTGAATTCTAGGACAAGCGATCTCTCCCTCTTATCATATTTTACAGCCTCACCAAGTAATTCCCTAACTTCATATGTCAGGTTTATGCTTGGACTTACACTGGCTGATATTGTAGGGGGAGCACCTTTTCCAAAATCTTTCTGTCTAAATACTACCGACATGTTCTTTTGCTTCTGGTTGTTATTATTATTATTTTGACCAGGAGCGAAAAGACCCATATTGAAATTAAGGGTAGCATTTCCAAGTCTCTTATCATATACTCTTTCTGGCAACCTAACTTCATCTGGGAGTTTGGCTTTAGCACCAATCTTAAGATAAAGTCTATACCTATCTCTATGTGCGAAAGACGTAGAGATAACAAATCTCTCAATCACTACATTATTTCCTCTGAGAACAGGAATTAGAGAATCTCGATCTATAACCTTCCACTTATTTTTATCTCCTCGTTTAAGTAGTTCGACATAAAGAGATCTCATTGCATCATACTCAGAGAATGTTTTTTGTCTGAATTGTATCATAACCTCTATTATTATTTGTTCACTACTACCGAGAGATTGTATTTTTCACGAATAACATCAATAATAGCAAGAATAATTCCCTTATGATCACATTCAGCGGTCACAATTCTATTTTTCTTGTCTATAGCGGTTATCCTCATTCTGAAAATATCTCGTAGCAATTTCTGTGTATAGTTATAGAGTTCCTTATCTTGTACTTGTATCTGATAATAACCGTACTCATTCTTTACGAAGGACACAAGTACCATAGCCTTAGAATTTATTCGGCTAACTCTATCTGCCTCTTCCGGACTAATAATGTTGAATGGTTTCCCCTCTTCACGCTTCAAGTATTCTATCGCTTCAGGCATTAGATCTTGAACTAGGGATTGTTTCTTCCTGAATGCTATCATTAGTCTCAGCGTTTTCTAATGTTAATTGTATCTCCTCCAAAAACTTATATCTTGTGTCAAAAATTTCATAGAAGTAAAGCTCACATGAAAATTGACACTGGAATGAGAAATTGGAATTATCGTCCAATTGATACAAGTGATTAAAGTCTTCTGTTAATTGTCCCCATTTTACAGCAGCAGTTATCCTTT